CTGCTCAGACTGCTCAGGCTGCTCAGGCTGCTCAGACTGCTCACGCTGCTCAGGCTGCTCAGACTGCTCAGGCTGCTCAGGCTGCTCACGCTGCTCAGACTGCTCAGGCTGCTCAGGCTGCTCACGCTGCTCACGCTGCTCAGACGAAATTGGAGCTATTGGTAAAAAAGGAAATGTTATACCCTCTTCTTTTGTTCCTAAAATTGAAAATATACATGAAAAGGTTTTTGAAGCAGTATCTCAGCCAGATGCCCTTGATATGTCAGACTGGCATACTTGTGAAACAACCCATTGTCGTGCAGGCTGGGTAGTACACTTGGCTGGTAATGCAGGTAAGGCCTTAGAGGCGTTCCACAATACAGCCCTTGCTGCCCAACTTATCTATGAAGAAAGTGGCTATAAGATTAATCCCTGCCGTTTTTATGATGGCAATGAAGCAGCTCTGGCTGACATGAAAAAGTTAGCTGAAGATAAATAAATACTATCCAGTATTCACCTGAGCAAGTGGCTAAAAGGCTTAGAAAAAGGGAATAAAAAAATGACAGATAGAACTGTAAAAGGCATAAGAGACGGATCCAAACCAAATATCCACACCATAAGTGAGATGCTTAACGCCAAAGGCTTGCTTAAAGAGGTAGTAGAGAAAGGATTCGCACCAGCTCATCATATCTATGCCGGCAAGTACGACACCAGCTACCTAGTAAAGATATGGTCTATATGCCTAGATCATGGATGGGTAATAAGAAAACACGATGGTCGTATAATACCTACAGAAGTAGGTATGGGGATATACGCCCAGTTACCAACTAATAAGAAATAAAATATATTATATTAATAACACAAGTAAGAGGGATTATGAATAACTGTAAGTGTGTGATGATATTGATAGGTGGGATGTTATTTATGGCGTTGATACTCGTAGGTAAGGATCTTTATGAGCGCAAGATGGATAGTGTTTGTTTTGACAGCCAGCCATTACAAGAGATAGGTAAGTAATGAAGCTTAAGGAACTACTTGATTTAAACTTTGTGGTAAGTGCCACCTCATATCGTCAGAATCCTGGGAAGCATCAAGTATTGATGAACTACTCCAGATTTAAGCAGAGAGAGGATATAAGGTATAAGATGAGTGATATCCTTCAAGTAGTGGATAAAGTGGACTGGGAGCGATTAGAGAGGCTATTACGGCGTACTCCATGTGGCACCCCAGATGAGCTTAAGGAAGTTCAGAAAGTAAGTGAGTTGATAATATTAATAAAAGGAGAGAAATAATGCTTACAATTTGTTTATTGCTAATATTTATAGCCTTATGTGCTTTATGTGTGGTGGTTGATTTCAAATTAGATCAGATACACCGCGACTTAATGAAGGACGAGATTACAGGAACTATAAAAAAGGAGGGTAACTTCTGGGATGCTTAAAAGTACTTGGGATTTTACCTAAATTTGAACTTTAAGCACTGGATTTAGAAGGATAAAAGGTTTAACATGATACCATTAACCAAGGGAAAATATCATGTCAGACTTTACATTCTTTGCAGTGTTTATGTTTCTAGAAATAGTGTGCATAGCATTACTGTTTCTGGGGATGACGGCCTAGACTAAAAACAACAACAAGGAGAAAGTTATGAAGATAATAGAAGCACTAAAAGAACTACCGCTGATAAAGAAGAAGATAGATAAGAATATCCAGCTTATAACTGAGTATTCTAGCTATGTTACTGGCCTAAGCCTAGCGTTTGAGACTGAGGATAAGCAGAAAGAAACTGTTCAATCCTTAATTCAATCCAATAAGGATCTCGCTAGAAGGTTTGAAACCCTTACTAACGGTCTTTCCAAAACTAACTCATCAGTAATGATAGAGATAGAGGGAACCAAAAAGACTATCCGTGAGTGGATAACCTTCCGTAATGTCACTAGTATGCAGCTAAAGACCACCTATAGTGCCTTGAGCAACCTAGCGGCAGATAAGATACTAAGGGAGTCCCAGGGCAAGATTAACCTTGAGAACGGTATACAGGTTAAAAGGCTCTACAAGGAAGAGGATAAGCTATTCAACCTTAATGCCATCCAAGCGATGGTAGATAAGATTGATGCTACCCTTGAGATTGTTAACGTCAACACCGACTTACAGGAATAGGAGGAATTTGGTTATATATTGTAAAAGCAGAAAAGAAAAAGCGTCTTCGTAAACGATAATATGAAAATTGATAGTAGCTCAATGGTAGAGCATCGGGTGTTGGACCCGAAGTTGTGGTTCGAATCCACCTTCGCAAAAACGTCAAGTTTCAAGCTAGTAAGTTTTAAGTTTTATCGAAGGAAGTACGCAAGTTGCAAGACAATAAGTAAGAATGGAAACCCAGAAAATAGATGTGCCACTTTTTAGCCCCTGACATCTACTGGCTTTTATATAACCACCCAAACTAAAATAGAGCTGAGGAGAAAGACTATGGTAAGAAGTGATTATGAAGTTTTCCATGAAACCCAATTTACTAAATGGTTGGATAAAGTAGTGGATAGAAAGGTAATGGATTTTATAGCTGAAAGTAATGCTATAGAGGGGATAGATTCTGTCCAGCAATCAGAGATAGAAGAATTCTATAGATTCCTGAACTTGGATAAGATCACAGTAGAAGACTTAGCTCAGTTCGTATCTGTATACCAACCAGGTGCCAAGCTACGTACAAAAAAAGGAATGGATGTAAGGATAGGAAATCACATCCCACCAGCCGGCAGTGTTAATATGACCTCAAAACTCCAAAATATTCTAGTCCACGCTAATGAGGGTACAGACCCTTATGAAGTGCATCAAATGTATGAGTCGCTTCACCCCTTTCTTGACGGTAACGGACGCTCAGGACGCATGTTATGGGCTTGGCAGATGGTTAACCAGAAGAAGTATGCCTTTACTAGGGGTTTCCTGCATCAGTGGTATTATCAATCGTTGGATAATAGGAGGAAGGTATGAGCCAGGTAGAGAAGGAGAATGAGTTACAGAAAACTTTAGCTAAGATTGAGTCTAGAAAGGCTTCTTTTGCCAGATCCCCATTTTGGTTTACGGTATGGGACATAAGCTGGAACCTTCTGAATGTTGTATTCTGGCTAGGTTTCTGGTTCTTAGTAGCTAACTGTGAATGCAAAGGATGTATGTTATGAACAATAAGATTTTAAGCGATGAAATAGAGTTACAGAAAGAATATGAGTTTCTAGGTTCCGGAACTTTTAAGGGTGATTTATCTAAAGCTACAATGATAGCCTTGCAAATTCAAGAAGGTGGTAAAGAGTTATTAAGGCTTACCCCAGAAGGTAAAGAATATATAGATAAACATAATTATAGGTACATTGATTTGCATACAGGCGAATGGCTTAAAGCCCTAACCATTAACGATAAAGAGGGGGAGTAGGATGCAAGAAATTGATAATTTAGTTGATGGAATAAAAACCTACAGAAAGTTGCGCCGCCAATTTCGTAAAGAGCTTAGTGTTGGTTTAGATGTTTACGGAACTGATTTATACGATGAGATGGTTGATGCTGGGAATCAAATAAAAATTGCAATTAAAAGAATAATAGTAGGATAACATGACCACCCCAGAGAACAAACAGTTAACAAGAAGCGAGATTGTGGAGATAATAAAACAAGCTCGGCTTAATATAGATTATGATATTGAAACTTGCCCAGAATGTAACGGAAAGGGTGGTTATGACGTTACTTGTGAGCGGTGTGATAATAAGGCCGTTATCTTTATACCGAAAGCAAACACAGAAGAAGAAATTTTAAAATTCCTTGAAAAAGCCGGGGTGCTTATGTTGGTTGAGCGGAAAGATAAAATTGAAATAGGTGCAGATATTTTGAATTGTCCTTGTTGTGGTACTGACAGAACCGGTTTAAACGCTCATGGCTTCGGGCATTATTCTGTAAGCTGTCATTCTTGTGGATTACAAACTCAACAGCGTAAAGGAATGGAGTTGGCTGCTCAAGCGTGGAATGAAAGAATTAAGCCAGTTTACCAATGCAAAAAGGAAACTAACCATGCAAAATAAACACACAGAGCTTTTACCGTGCCCTTTTTGTGGGGGTGCTGAAATAGGTATTACCACAGATACAACTGGGGGATTTTTTGTTAGTTGTACAGATTGTCTGGTAGTGCAGAGCTACAGAAATGATACGCCATTCTCAAAACAACAGGCAACCAAAGCATGGAACACCCGCGCCCACATACAAACCCCCGCCGAAAATGAGCGGGATAATGCGGAGTTGGTTCGGGAGATTGAGGCTGTTCCCAAAGCTTGTGCGGTATTTACGCCATCAGCAGCGGCAGACTTAATTTATAAGATGTGGGATGTACTTGAAAAATGCAAACTCGCCCTCACAACCCCATCCCTTCCTGAACCTGTTGAGGTTGTAGCCATTCCTTCCAGTGATGAGGATGTTGCGGAGAGAGCTTATTACGAAGGTTATGGTCAGGGTGTATGGGATAGCTGTACAGAGGGCAAAAGGAAAGTGCCGCTTGATAGAGTTATGATTAATGCGTTCAATAATAGCACTATCAAAGCCGCCCTCTCAGCCCTCCCACCGCAGACACAGGTAGAGGATGGGTGGCGGAAACAAAGGTACGAAGAATTATATACCGCTGTTTTGGATGTTAAAGAATTTATTGAAGAAATCACGCTTGCAGGTGGAAAATATAAGGATTTAAACGGAAATCAGATAGTTGCGGATGCTTATAAAGAGTTGCAAAAACTTGAGAAAGTTGCACCAAACCTAATGAAGCCGCTTGAAGATATACTTTGCGATTCTCAACCACTCCCACCTTCCCCTAAAGATAATGGTGAAACGAAGGGGGAAGAATGATGTCATGCGATACTTGCAAGAAGGTTGTTAAGGAACTTGAGCCTGTTACTAGCGACTTATCCAGTGCTACGGTCAAAACTATCTGTGCGCCTTGCAGAGAGAAATATAACAGGCTTATAACAAGATACAGAAAGTTTGCATGGAAGCGGCTTAAAAAGAAAATGAAAAAAGATAGTTTATCAATTTAACAAAGGACAACCTATGAAGCTATGGCACAAACAGATTGAGGTGATTATTCTAAAAACCATTGTAGATGCTGTTCGTAATGCAGAAATAGATATGCTTTCGCTGAACGCAGGGGATTTAACTGATAGAATTGTTGCCGCCCTGATAAATGAAGTGGAGGGGGGGGTGATGGCCGACATAAGCATAGATGAGAAGAAGGAATATACAAACCTAGGCAGTACGGAAGTTAAATTAACGCCTCCTTATGGCTACAGACTAATAACTGAGGCTGAATATCAACATCTAACTAAAGCTTTGCAAGAGAATGAGAGGTTGAGAGGTGCTTTGCAAGAAATAGCCCCTAGCTCATCAGGGGTAACATTAGATATAACTGATGAAGCGAAGGTTATGATATATGAAAATATTGCAGCCAGAGTCCTCTCAGAAACTAATAAGGGATCCACATGATTAATTGGTATAAATACTCAGAAGAACTTCCCAAATACATTGGGGTATATTACATAGTTATCTATGAAGACAAGACGATAGATCGCTTATTTTACTGGTCAGTAAACTCCTTTTTCAGAGAAGGTTTCCACCCAGAGTTCCAACAAGTTAAAAAACCCATTATCTATTGGGCTGAAGACTTCGATATCTTTAACTACATTCCCTCACCATTACCTGCTATTTGACATCTATCTTTTACATGCCTATAATGAGGTATGAAAGACATTAACTCAATACCCTACAGACAGAGAGCATTTGTTCTTGAATATCTCAAGGATCCCACCAATGCCACTGCGGCAGCTATCAAAGCAGGCTACAGTAAAAAGACTGCGAGGAATATAGCTGCGAACCTATTAACAAAAGTTCACATCCGCACCCTGATCGAACAGAAGGTAAATAAGCCCTTAGAAAAGCTAGAGATTTCAGCTGACCGAGTAATCTTAGAACTCGCACGTATTGCTTTTGCCGATTCAGCTAAACTATATGATGATGAGGGTAATCTCAAACATATCAAAGATTTAGATGAACACACACGTGCAGCAGTTTCAGCCGTTGAAATGGAAGACTATGTTACAAAGGGTAAAAAAGGTAACATTACTAAATCAAAGCCTAAGAAGATCAAGATGACAGATAAGTCTTCCTCATTGAATTTGCTTGGTAAATACTACAAATTATTCACCGACAGAGTGGAACATACAGGTAAGATTAAGTTTACGTCACCGATGGTAACAGAGAAGATATTGGATTTGATGACAGCAGATCAGTTGGATAAATTAAAAGAAACGGTAGTCAATGATATGACTAATGGAGATGACAATGAAACTGCCGGAAATAACCCTAGCTGATATTGAGAATGCATTAGCCAGGAAGAGACGAAACAAATTCTACAGTTACTTTCCAGATACAGGTACGTTTAGGCGAGAGCTATATAACAAACATGTTGAATTCTTTGAACAAGGCGCACATTTCCGTCAAAGGTTATTCCTAGCAGCTAACAGGGTTGGCAAGACTGATACAGGTTGTTATGAGATCACATGCCATTTAACGGGTCAATATCCTGAATGGTGGACTGGTAAGAGATTCAATCGCCCTGTTAATATCCTAGCATCAGGTGAAACTGGCAAGCTTGTACGTGATTCATTGCAGGAGAAGCTTATAGGACCACCAACAGACATTGGATCTGGTCTTATCCCATTTGATTGTATAATAGAGCGTAGGATGAAGTCAGGCATTCCTGATGCTGTGGATACGGTTAAGGTTAAACACACCAAAGGTATCTCATTACTACAGTTCCAGTCTTATGATCAGGGAAGAGAATCATTCCAGGCTACAGCACGTGAGGTGGTTTATTATGATGAGGAGCCGCCATTAGATATTTATACTGAGGGATTAACCAGGACAATGACCACTGGTGGTATAGTTATTACCACCTTCACCCCACTTAAAGGCCGAAGCGAAACAGTTAACTTCCTTGAGAAGCAATATAAGGAAGGCAAGATTGCCAAGGTTATAGCTACGTGGGATGACGCGCCACATCTTTCTGAGGCTGATAAAGAGGAGATGTTATCCAACTATCCTCCTCACCAACGTGATGCGCGTTCCAAAGGTATTCCATCCCTTGGTTCTGGTGCTATATACCCAGTAGCTGAATCAGAGATAGTCTGTGCGCCATTCGCTATACCGGTATATTGGCAGAGGGCATTTGCAATGGACGTAGGCTGGAATAAGACTGCCGCCTTATGGGGAGCTATAGATAGGGATAACGACATCCTTTACATCTATGGGGAGTATTACAGAGGGCAAGCCGAGCCATCAGTTCACTCTGAGGCTATCAAGAGACAATGGGATAGAATGCCAGGTGTAATAGATCCTGCAGCAAGGGGTAGGGGACAGAAGGACGGTGAACAGCTTCTGAAGATATATCAAGAGCTAGGACTTAACATCTCAGTTTCAAAGAACAGCGTTGAGGGAGGTATCTTTGATGTTTACCAGAGATTAAGCACAGGAAGGCTAAAAGTATTTAGTACATGCCAGAATTTCTGGGAAGAGTATTCAGGCTATCATAGGGATGAGAAAGGCAATGTAGTTAAAGAGAATGATCACTTAATGGACTGCTTGAGGTATTTCGTACTATCAGGGCTTAATGTTGCTGACTTCCCACCTGAGTATAGGCAATCACTAACTACCAAGACTATGGGGCATCAGATAACTTATGACCCTCTTGCACCGGCTTATGTGAAACAGGACTTAGGTATATCTCAACATCAGATTAATTATGATCCATTGAAGTATTAACCACCAACTGTAGGTAGTATTACTTTATGAAGTGTGAGGTAAAATGCGGATATATACCTATCTACAGTTGAATCCTTAAGAAATATCTGGATATTCTAAAATATATTATATATAATCAAAGGACTATCAACCAAGGAGAATGATTATGCGCCCAATAACAACACTACTTTTATCTGGTATGTTACTAGCTCAGGCTAACCTATATCAGAATACCTTCAATGGGTATAATGCTACCCCTGCACCTGGCACTCCGTACTATGCCCCATCCACTCAACCAACCAATGTTCTTGGTAATCAAACATTAGGTGGTAGATAGTGCCTTCGAAATCACCAGAACAGAAGAAGTTTATGAATGCAGTTGCTCACTCTAAAGAGTTTGCCGATAAGGTAGATGTTCCTCAATCAGTAGGTAAAGAGTTTGCAGCCGCCGATAAACTAAAATCTCAGAAAGCTATGCGTACTAAACGCTATGGAAAAGACTCATAGCTTTCTTCTAGTTGCTTATTCGCCACATATACTATAGACTAGGCTCAATAGTTCTTAAGGATCCTATCATGAGCTTCGCCAATGGCAGAACAAGCACCGCAATCTGGAACATACACCAAGGTTGCTTACCAAGAGTCCTCACCCACATTTCTATCTCAACAGCCTAATTCTATTGACCCAGTTAAGCTCAGTGCTCAGAAGCAGCAAGAGTGGAACTATCTTCGTGGTCATTTAGAAGCAAGACTGATGCAATTACGCAACTGGCGTGAATCGTGGTGGACACAAACATGGGCTAATCTTGCCCAATATATATTACCTCGTAGGTCGATATGGCTTACACAATCTTCTGGTGGATTACCTACACCTAATAATATGACGCGTGGTAAAGAGCTTACCAATGCTATTAAAGATCCAACAGCAACCTTTGCAGCACGTGTATGCTCAGCTGGTCTTATGAGCGGGCTTGCATCACCATCGCGTCCTTGGTTTAAGGTAGTGCCGGCATTAAAGAATGTGGATATACCTGCAGACGGTAAAGAATGGATGGATGAAGTAGAGGAAAGACTTTACACCATAATGGCTCGGAGTAATTTCTATAACTCATTCGCACAGGAGTGTGAAGATCTTACAGTATTTGGAACGGCGGTGAGTATTCTCTATGAGGACAAGAGAGATGTATTCAGATGCTATAATCCAGTGATAGGTGAGTATTACCTTGGTTCAGATGCTACTATGAGGATAGATTGTCTTGATAGAACATTCGTACAAACAGTTTCACAGGTAGTAGGCTTCTTTGGTCTTGAGAATTGCCCACCAGAGATACAAAAGCTTTGGGAACAGAAAGGCTCATCACTTGATAAGGAAGTAATAATAGCTCATTCCATTGAACCTAACTTTGAGATTAATGGTTGTCCTAAGCTTCCCGGCAACTTTACATGGAGAGAGGTTTACTGGACTTGGGGTAGTAATAGTCAACGCCCTCTATCTATAAAAGGATTCGTAGATCAACCATTCACAGCTGCACGTTGGTCCACACAGAGTAATGATGCTTATGGCCGTGGTGCTGGTCAGGATGTATTGCCTGATGTTATCCAGCTACAGGTTGAGACAGTTCGTAAGGCTGAAGGTATTGAGAAGGGTATCAGGCCACCACTTATTGCTGATATCTCAATGAAGAACCAGCCATCATCTATTCTTCCTGGCCACGTTACCTATGTACAGAACCTTGGTGCTGGCACAGGCATGAGAGCTATCTATGAAACCAACTTCGATCTTCAATGGATAAGCAAAGATATCATGGATGTTCAACAGCGCATTAAGGTTGGGTTCTTCAATGACCTCTTCCTAATGCTTGAGCAGTCACCAGATACCAAGATGACGGCTTATGAGGTTGCACAGAAGATGCAGGAGAAGCTTGCAGTACTTGGGCCGGTTATTGAGAACATACTAACTGATGGCCTTAAGCCAAAGCTTGAGCGCATCTATAACATCGCTGATCGTAAGGGAATGATACCACCTAAGCCAGATTCAATGAAAGATATCCCTATTGATGTGGAATTCATATCAATGTTGGCAATGGCTCAGAAAGCCTCTGCAACTGGTGGCCTTGAAAGAATAGCTGCTCTTATAGGTAACATGGTCGCCATATATCCTGAAGCTAAGGACAAGCTGAATGTGGATAACTACATTGATGAGATGAATATGCTGCTGGCTAACCCTGAGAAGATACTGAATAGTGCTGAGGAACTTAAGAAGAAGAGAGAAGCGCAAGCTCAACAGAATGCAGCACAACAAGCCCTTGTATCGTCTCATGCGGCAGCAAGTACAGCTAAGGTAGGAGCAGACGCTGCTAACGTACTAAGTGACACACAGATAGGCGGTGGCGGTGATGCTCTATCTATGCTTTTAGGAACCAACGCATAAAAAGTTTTAAACTATGACACAAAAGACACACCGTACTCAGGTTGAGATACTAAAGGACTTCGTAGATGCTATATCCGTATCAGAGGGAGCCTGCTCACAATTGATTCATGCACAGAGAGATCCACGCTTTATGGCGTTAAGGGATGCATTGCAATTATCTAAAGAAGGTATCATGATGCTTACTACTGCCGGCTTTAACCCTGAACAAGTTAATACTAAGAGGAGCATTATTCTATGAGTGAGATGACATTACAACAAACCCGCGAAAGGTTTACTGAAGGCTTAAAGAGAGCAGAGTCTTGTGCACGTGAGATGTACGCATTACAGCAGCTGGCGCATTGGAAATTGATTGCTGATTCCTTGCTGGGTATGAGAATACAAGGTGAGAAGATGATACACGCCAAAGCTCTGACTGAGGTCGAGATAGAGAAGATAGTATCGGAAAGGGTTAAGAGCCTTGATGTTAATGATATAAGCGTACACTAATATGTCCTACCGTCCCGCAGAATTAGAAGCAGAGATGATGGCAGCACAGCCGTATAATGCTGCAGATCCTAAACAGGTTAATGAAGCTCGTAAGAAAGCCGCCCGTAGAAAGAAGAAGATGGCTGAGGTCACCAAGGCTATCATGTCTACCCCTGAAGGCCGTATGTGGATGATGGATGTCTTAGAGTCTTGCAAGGTATTTGGTAACCCTATTGTAGCCGGTGATCCTCATTTCACATATCATAACATAGGTGAACAGAATATAGGTAAGAAGCTATTGCAGGATGTTAATGATGCAGCGATAGATGAATATGTTATGATGATCAAGGAAGCGCGGGAATATAACAAGTAAGAATTTAACGACCTCTGATAGTCTCATTCTCGTAATCAACTTTCATTTTCTTTAATACTTTATCGAATTGTTCACATGAGGAGATTGATGTCTTCCAGAATGGTTCATGTTGTCTGATGAAGTGATCTGCTAGTATCCAGTCTATATAATTGCTATTCATAATACCTCTAATAGTTAAGCCATAACCAGTAAACACCCCTGCAGTGAGGACACATTGGCTGTAAAGAATTCCCACAGTCTTTACTTAGGAAGCGTATCTTAGCGAATCCACCAACATAGTCTTTCCACTCATAGCCACAGCTACAGCATTTGTTCTCACCAAAAGGCATATTATGTAGGGTCTTGGTCTTTTCCACAGTTCGGACAATAAATATTATCGGGGGTTATAACAAAATACTGGTTACCACATTTGCACAACCATCTATAACTATCCTCTTGGATGGCCTCATAGATAGTGCGTCCTTTCATAGATTTGCAATTAGGGCATTCGAATTCCCATGTTCCTACAGGCGCAGTAGCTACCCATTTATGCTGACAGCCAAGACATTGGCATTGCCCACTTATGTGAGGATTAGATTGAGATGGGAACTGTACTATATTATCGTTCATGGTGATACTTTACTTGATTTGTACTGCATGGTCAAATTTAAGTATAACCCAGTCCTTATCACGATAGATGATTGGTTTTTCTTCTGGGTGTGACATTATAACATCACCGCGGAAGAAGCAGAGGTTAATTTCATGTGCCTGACGCACCTTGTAATTCATTGGGAGCTTAGTGAGTATCTTTGAGTATTCTGCCAGATTCATGGCTTAATGGGATGGGTAGAGGTGCCAGTAACCCAGCACCTCTACGGATTATTAGATGGATATGAATTGATGGAAACGTCCCCAAGCTAGTGTACTGTAGCATTTAGGAACTAAGGTTTTAAGAAGAGTAATATCCCCTTCGGTAATATCTAGCTTTACCTCTTTATTTATACGATCAGCAAGGTTGAATCGTTTAAGCTTTTCCTCACCAGATACATTAGGCTCATCGGGATAGTTGGCCTGTAGTGCTTCAATTGCAACCTTCTTAGCAGTAAGGTCGTGCTTTACACCTTCACCATCAGTATAGGTGATGCACTTATCATCAAGATCAACTAGTTTAAAATCAAAGTCTTTTATCATATCATTACCTCATTATTAGTTATTTACCCACTGTAGGGTGGGCTTTTAAGTCATTCTCGATAAGTTCATGGAAGCGTTCAGTAGGGCGTTGGCCGTGACTTGCAGCTACCATCATGAACTTAATATAGTCTCCTTCTAACAGGATACTAGTCACTCTTCTAAAGGTTTCCTGCTTTCTCATTAGAATCCTCCTTCATAATGAAATCATAGTATTTCTGAGCGGTGGCTACAACATCGACTCCTAGGTCAACCTTAGCCCTCTCAGTGGCTAGATTAAGGCACGTACACCTTATTCCTACCTTCTGATCTACTGGTACTAAACTCATATAAACTCCTTCTTTTAGTGGTTGGTAAGAAAACTATATAACCACTATTGAATATTTGCAAGTAATCACGAATCCATTACTACCAACTGTGTAATCTTGTTGCTGTTCAATGACTTACACCAAATTACCATTTGCATTCAGTTTCTCTTTATGATTAAATATTCTCAAGGAATTAATCTAAAGATGAGGAAATAATGACTGTAGAGAATCAACCATCCACCCCAGCTAGTCCTACTACCCCAGTAACGGCTCCTGTCTCTACAGCCGCTCCTTCCGCCAGCACAGCACCTGTTGTGGCTGCACCAACTCCAACCCCTGTTACCACTCCTACTGTTGATGCGGTTGTAGTAGCTCCCGTTTCAACTGAAGCTCAACCAGCTGTAGTAGAGCCTACTAAGGCAACTACTATCCTTGGTGAAGCAAAAACTTCTGAGAGTGATAATAAGGCAACAGAAGTAAAACCAGCAGAAGGTGATAAACCTGCAGATACAAAGCCAACTGATGAAGCTAAAAAAACAGAAGAAGGCAAAGCCCCTGAAGTAAAGCCAGAGGATAATAAGAATGAAGGCGACCAGTCCGGTGAACCGGCTCCGTTACCAACATACGAGTCATTTATACTGCCAGAGGGTTCTACCCTTGACGCGGAAAGACTCGGAGAATTCACTAAACAACTTGCTGAGTTTGAACTGAACACTAAGGCAGATCATGCTGAGGTGCAGAAGTTCGGGCAAGGATTAGTGGATATGTATCTCTCTGAGGTACAGACTTCTATTGAGAGACTGAATAAACACTACTCTGATGCTTGGGAAAAACAGAAGAATGACTGGAAAGAGTCGTTCATCAAAGACCCAGATATTGGAGGCAATAGGCAGGAAACTACCGTTAATGCTGCCTTAGAATTTATTCGTACTCATGGCGGTAATGAAGCACAGCGTAAAGAATTCACTCAATTAATGGACACCACTGGCATTGGTAATCACCCAGCTATGATCAGGCTATTCGCAAATGCGATGCAAACTTATAGCGAAGGTAAACCACTACCTGCTTCTCAGCCAATGAATTCGGCTAAGAGCAAAGTGGAAAGAAGATACGGTAAAATAGCTTAATAATTTAAAGGAGTTTTAAAATGGTATTTACTCAAAACGTATATCCTAATCTGGTTGATTGGGCACGGATGGCGGATCCAGACGGTACGATTGCTGACATTGCTTGGCTACTTGCTCAATGTAACGATGTACTGAAGGACATGATATGGCAGGAAGGTAACTTACCTCTTGGCCACAAGATCACGGCTAACGTTGGTCTACCTCAAGGTACTTGGAGAGGAAACAACCAAGGTGTTGCATCCAGCAAGCCACTAAATGCTCAATACCAATTCAGCATCGGCGAACTAGTTGCTTACTCAATGGTTGATAAATCTGAAGCACTACTTAATGGACAGGTTGCTAAGTTCCGTTGGAACCAAGATCAGTCTCATATCGAAGGTATGTCTCAACAGATCGCTTCTGCTCTGTTCTACTCAAACGAAGCTACTTCCCCTCAACAATTCACAGGCTTTGCCCCTTACTATAACACATTGACAACTTCTACAGCACAGTCTGCTAAGAACGTTATCAATGGTGGCGGTTCAGCTTCTTCTAACCTATCTATCTGGCTAGTAGGCTGGGGTGATAATACTACATTCGGTATCTTCCCTAAAGGCTCACAAGCTGGTCTGGTTTATGAAGATAAAGGTGATATCGTTCCTCTATATGATGCGAACGGTAACCGCTTCGAAGGCTACACCTCATACTTCCAATGGAAGATAGGTCTTGCTATCAAAAACTGGCAGTACAACGTTCGTATAGCGAATATTGATACTACTACATCAGGTCTTCTTGGTGTTAATCCACCAGATCTATTCGTGCTAATGTCCCGTGCAGTAATAAAACTACCTACATTCACACGCAGAGCTTCTGGTATAACTGAGTCTGATGCACCTGGCGATCCTATGCCTGGTATATCTCCTGCATTCTATGTTAACCGTACTGGCCGTGAATTCATGGACATTCAGGCTATCAGGGATAAGAACGTACTTCTATCATCTAAAGATTATGACGGTATGCCGATTATGACATTCCGTGATATTCCAATCAGGGTGGTTGATGCGTTAACTAATAGCGAAGCAACAATCTCTTAATAAGGAGTATAATTATGTTTTATGATAATACACTAATATTGTCCGCAGCACAGGCTATCACAGTCACTGCTGCGTCCACCAACATCTATGATGTCACTGGTGCTGGTTCTGGTACTGCCCCGAATCAAACCTTTGGTACTGCTACCGTATTCGGTGCAGATATAGGTATTGGTGACGGTGCAGCGATACCAACAGCATACTTCAATGTTGGCACTGCATTCGTATCTGGTGGTGGTGCTACCCTTACTATAGCAGTTCAAGCTGCTCCTGATAACGGTAGTAATGCTCCTGGCACCTATGAGACAATCACTGCTACTCAAGCATTTGTAGCTGCTGATCTTATAGCTGGTGCACAGATAGTATTACCTATCCCACCTACTGCTACTCTTGGTACACTGAAGCCTCGTTTCTACCGCTTTAACTACACGGTAGCTACAAGCACCTTCTCTGCTGGTACTATAACTGGCAGCATTCTACTGAACCCGGCGACTGGTATCTACAGTATCCAGTACCCTAACAACTTCACTTCAGTATAATAACTACCGGGGATGGCTTTACGGTCATCCCCATTTTTTAACTAATAAGGATTATTTTTATGCAACTCTCTCCATTACCACCACAAAGACAGGCGACTATCGTTATTCCTAGTGATGTTCCGGTATACAAGATAAAAGAAGGTACATTCTTTGGACCTGATGATTGTCTATATGAGGAAGGTTCTATCATCGAGTATGATGATGAGCCGGCAATGAACATGGAGCCTATGAACGCTCTTGCTGAAAAAAGCATGAGAGATTATCTGGCTAAGCTTGATGCTTTAGGTAAGGCAGTGGCTGAGAAGACTGGTAAATCTTATATCAGTTATTCAGATGCATTTGAGAATGCTCGTACTCTAGGGCAGCAAGAATCCAACAAAGTAAGATTAATAAGTGGTCAGGAGATAGTTCCTCTGATGAAAGCCAATAAATCTACCAGTAATTCCAAGGTCAGGAAAGTCGGTGCTAAAGATGACTCTGCCCCTCTTGGTAAAAACAAAGGTAAACTTGCCGTTGGTAATAGAGGAAATAGATCCCCACAAACTAGCAATGAGACTCCTGCGCTTACCCCGCGCGGTGCAGTCAATGCTACAACTGGTGCGGATATAAAAAATGGCTAAATACTGGAAAAAGAACGGCTCATCTGAGTCTACCAAAGATAATAAGGGTGATGGTGGTAAATCGGAGAAACGTGCCAAACTAGCCATTTCGCTTAGTAAAATGAGAAACAAACGATATGGAGAGAAAGATGGCAAATAGAGCTGATAAGATGTATGGCAATTCGCCAAAACTCAAAAGAGATGAGTCTGGTAAGGTTGGAATATCCAAAGATGCTGCTAAAGCTTCTGTTGAGAATTCCGGCACTAAAGGTGTTGAAGCTGGCGGCAAGGAAGATGGTATGCCTTCTCATGCCCGTCATTCACTGGAACGTAACCAGCTATTCTCCAAGTTTGAAGTAGAACATGCTGCAAGTGATTATGGTTCCAAAGGCGATAAGACAGAAATGTATGACCGTCATGCTAAAGAATTCAAAGATCTTTATAAGAAACATTCTAAAGAAATGTCACCTGGTATGGCTGCCGCGAGTAAGGAAACCAATATGGTGAAAGTAGAAGAAACAACCGGAGAAGCAAAAAAATCCGATAATAAGAAAGGAGAATAGTTATGGCTCTTAATGGCAGCGAAACATTATACGTACTTGGTCAGGATGGTGCAGGTTCACCAGCGGCCACAGAACAAATTACTACTACTGGGGCTATAGCAGCCTTAGCAGAACTTGCTAACTTACCTGGTGCAGTTAATACTGCAATCACCACAGTAGGTAATGGCACCCTTACAGCCGCTGGCTTGGTAGGTGGTATCATTACAAGAACTGGTCCAGTTGCAGCATATACAGATACTACAGCTACTGGAACTCAGATCATTGATGCCCTTATAGCTTATGTAGAAGATGGCAATAACTTCCTATATGTTAGGAATACCCTTCCATTTATCCAAACTATAGCCGCTGGTACAGATGTTACCCTTACAGGTGATGCTCTTGTACCTGCGAACTCCGTAGGTGTTTTCCTACTTACATATACCAGTGAAACCACTGTTACTATGCTAAGAGTAGGCACTATCCCTTTGACCACTAATGCCCTTGAAGTTAACACCGCTATAACTACTGTAGGTGCTGGTGTACTAACAGGTGCCGGCATTGCTGGTGGTGTTATTACTCGTAGCGGCTCTACTGCTGTTTACACAGACACCACAGACACTGCTGCGAACATCATTGCGGCTATGCCTAATGCTAATATTGGTCAGTCCTTTGAACTAGTTGTGAAGAATACAGTTGGCTTTGCCCAAACCATCACTGGTGGTACAGGCGTAACTGTTTCCGGTATATCAATAGTACCTGCAAATAGTGCTGTCAGGTTCCTGGTAACATACACAGCTGCTGCTACCGTTACTATGGTTGGTCTATATGCCTCTTCTCTTGCTCAGTTACCTATTGAAGCTATCACTACACTTTCGACAGTTGGTGCTGGTACAATAACTGGTGCTGGTATTGCGGGTCGCATTACATCACGCACAGGCTCTCAGTCTGGGACACCTTTCACGGACACTACTGATACGGCAGCTAATATTATAACTGCCCTACCAAATGCCAATATAGGTGTTTCATTTGAGTATACTTACCAAAATACTACTAATGCTGTGGCTACCCTGACAGGTGGAACTGGTGTTACAGTATCTGGTATTACCGCTGTTCCTGCTGGTTTTAGCGCAAGGTATCTGGTGACTTATACTGCGGCTGCGACAATCACTATGGTTGGTTTTAGTTCTGGTCAGTCAATAGCTGCTTCTCAGCAATCTGTCATACTTGCCGGCTCAACATCTGGTACTACAATTGTTAAAGCCTCTGCAACTGCCGGATCTACTACTCAAACCCATCCCGCAGTTACAGGTGTGGTAGCAAGTACGTCAGGTGCTAATCTGTATATCGCAGATGTAACCCGTACTTCTGCTGCCGTTACAAAGAATGCTTCTGATGTTTATGCTAACGTAACTGGTCTATCTGCCACGGTTGTTCCTGGTACTTACAGGTTCCGCGCAGTTCTACCAAGCACAGTTGCTTCTGGTACAGCTGGTATCAAGTATGCGTTTAATTACACCACTACTGTCCTAACCTCAATTGAAGCAACTGGTATAGGTTATACTTCTGCAGCGGTGGCGGTCCAACATACCACAACTACTACCACTCAAACTGATCTGTTTACCCAAGCGGCAGTGGTTATCATGACCATTATCGAAGGTACGACTGTTGTTGGTACAGGTGGTACTATTGATGTACAGATGGCTCAGAACACCTCAAATGCTTCGGATACAGTTGCACTTGTTGGTGGTTCTTTAGAGTTTGTAAGAATAGCGTAATAACCCATAAAGGATATTTATGTTCAAAAATATGGTCGACATGGCACAAACGCCGGAAGAGGTAAAGAAGGAATATCCTTATCTTGCAACTACTGGTGAAGTGTCAAATGCTAATAAATATCCTTATGGACTTTGCATATCTCTTTCTCAAGCCGAGCTTGATAAGCTTGGTCTTGAGGGAGACTGCTCAGCTGGGGATATGATACATCTATGTGCCTTTGCCAGAGTTACATCTGTTTCTCAAAGAGAGGAAGTTGATGGAGATCTTAAAAGCCGTATAGAGCTACAGATCACCCACCTTGGTATCGAGAATGAAAGCACAGAAAATGAAGAAGAAATCAAGGAGCGTCCAAGCTATTCTCGCACTGCTAAGAAATTATATAAAGAAGGGAGCTATTAACGCTCTTTAACTATTAAGGAGTATTATGGCTACCGGAAGTGTATTAAGCATCTGTAATCGTAGTTTGCTTTCAATAGGCGCACAGGCTCAAATATCCGACCTACAAGAAGGGTCTACACAAGCTGATGCATGTAGCGTTCTCTTTACCCCTACATTTGAACAATTAGGGCGCACTGCTTATTGGAACTGTCTAAGAAAACAGGCTACCCTTTCACTACTTGCTGCTGCACAAGGTACACCTGAGAACCCACAAGGCACCTCATTACCTTTACCTCCAACCCCGTGGCTATATTCATATCAAGTTCCTAGCGACTGCTTAATGGCCAGGTTTATAGTACCTTCCCTTCCTTCTATAGGTTCCAATCCAATATCTGCTGCAATGCAGTATGCTCCTACGTGTCTTCCTGATGGTGGCCAGATACCTTTCCAAGTAGCTTATGCTACGGATGCATTAGGCAATCCTTTAACTGTTATTCTAACAAATCAAACCCAAGCTCAGCTGGTATATACGGTTAACCAAGCTAACCCACAGATATGGGACAGTGAGTTCCAGGCAGCTATGGTCGCTTCCTTGGCGGCATACTTGGTGCCGGCGTTAACACTGAATATGGCACTTATGAAAATGCAGATAGCTATTGCCGAAAATATAATAGGTCGTGCGCGTGTAAGAGATGCCAATGAAGGCTCAACTGTTCAAGATCACATTCCAGACTGGATGTGGGCAAGGAATATGGGTGGTGGTTATTACGGCGGCAATGGTGGTTATGGATATAACTTTGATAGTATGGCGTGGCCAATATTTGGGTAATGAATGACAACAAATACAATAAAGACGGCGTTAGCTGCAGGTGAGATAAGCCCATCATTATTTGGTAGGGTAGATCTGTCGAAGTTCCAGTCAGGGTGTTCTACACTCCGCAACTTCTTTGTTAACTATCGTGGTGGAGGTTCTTCACGCGCAGGATGGGCGTATGTAGGTAAGTGTAAACAGGCGGCATCGGTTACCTCTATTCCTCCAAGGGATATACCATTCCAATTCAACCTTAACCAAGGCTATGCTTTAGAGTTTGGTGACCAGTACATGCGTATCAAATCAGGTGGTGCTTATGTAACTGAGGCTACCAAGACGGTTAATAGCGTAAGCTCGGCGGGATTATTTACTACCTCAACTAATCATGGGTATTCCGTTGGAGACTGGGTTTATGATTTAAGTAATACAGGGTTTAGCGGTCTTACCTGGATAGTAGCAACTACTCCTGCTGTAAATACATTCACAGTTACCGATCTATTTGGAAATGTAATAAGTTCCGCCACAGCATCTGGTGCAGGCACGGTTGCAAGGATATACACGGTAGTGTCTCCTTATGCGGCTATTGACCTTCCGTTCCTTAAATATACTCAGTCTGCCGATACTATGTCTTTGACCTGCTGGAACCAACAGACCTTTACTGAATATCCTTCTTATGAACTAACCCGTGTTGCGGCTACCAACTGGACATTTACTGCCGTTTCCTTTGATGCTTCTATCGCCGCACCAGTTAATGTAGCTGTAACGGCTCATGCATCAACTACCCTTTCCACTTATTACAGCTATATTGTCACGGCGGTAGACTCAGAGACTGGAGATGAAAGTATAGCCTCTAATGCCGGCACGGTACAGAATAACGATATCGCAATCAATGCAGGTTCAAATACCGTTACATGGAGCGCACGTACAGGTGCTAAGAAATATAATATCTATAAAGCTACCCCTTCATATTCAGTCCCAGTTCCACTGGGATCTCTCTATGGGTATATCGGAAGTACTTCTGGTACATCCTTTACAGATACTAACATCACTGCTGATTTTGCTGTTACACCACCTACTCATGATGATCCTTTTGCCAGAAGCCAGATAATTGATGTTGTAATAACTGCGGGAGGTAGTGGATTCACCCAATCAAATGCCGGATATACAGTTACTACCAGTACCGGAACGGGATTCACTGGCATACCACTGGTGGTAGGAGACTCAATAACTGCGTTCCTAATTACTAACGGTGGTAAAAATTATGCAGGTGGAGATACAATTACTTTTGGTACTAAAGCTACTGGCACTTATACTTTTACTACAAATCCTACAGCAGCGCAGACCATAGTTCTAAATGGCGTTACATGGACATTTGTTACAGGTACTCCTGGGGCAACCGATACCAAGATTCAAGCTACCGTAGAAGAAACCCTTACTGAGTTAGTATCCAACCTGAATGACTCGGCAAATGCGAGTATCAGCGTTGCTTCTTATAGCGTTAATAATAAGATACTTTCCATTGTCTATGATGTCATAGGAACTGGTGGTAATGCATATACATTAGCTGCCGGTACTTATGGAGGTTCTATATCTGCTGGCACTCTTACGGGAGGAGCTTCTGGCGGTGCAACCGGCACACTTACTATTGGCCCTTCAAGCGGTACATATCCGGGGGTTGTAAGTTATTTTCAGCAACGCCGTGTTTATGCCAGCACTATAAATGAGCCTGATACTTATTTCTTCTCCCGACCTGGTTCATACACCAATATGGATTCCTCATTCCCTACGACAGATTCAGATGCCTTTAGTGGATCCCCGTGGGCGCAACAGATTAACGGTATACAGTTCATGAGTCCGATGACCAATGGACTTATAGTATTAAGTGGTAATGGTGCATGGTTACTGAATGGTGGTAACCAGTCTGCGATCACGGCGGCTTCCCAAACAGCTATCCCACAAGCCTACAACGGCAGTTGCTTCACTATCCCGCCAATAATCATAAATACCAATATGTTATATGTGCAAAGTAAGGGTAGTATAGTAAGGGATCTTACCTTCAATTTCTTCGTTAATACCTTCACAGGTACTGATCTAACGGTCTTATCCGATCACCTATTCAACTATCATCAATTAAGACAATGGGCTTATGCAGAGGAACCTTATAAGTTAGTTTGGGCTGTAAGGGATGACGGTATATTACTTTCACTTACCTACCTTAAAGAACAAGATATATATGGTTGGGCCAGACATGATACCAATGGGTTGGTAGTGGGTGTTTGTTCCATTACTGAACCGCCCGTAGATGCTGTATACCTAATAACCAAGAGATATATCCAAGGTGAGGACCAATGGGCCTATTATTCGGAAAGAATGGATAACAGGAACTGGGAGAATGTAGAAGATTGCTACTGCGTGGATGCAGGACTCTCCTATCCAATGGCCACCCCTAATGCTACATTAATACCGGATGCCGCAGAAGGCACCGCCAATATATCATCTGTAAATCTTATATCGGGTGGTAGTGGTTACACGGCTCCTACCATAACAGTTAATGACCCTTTTCTGACTGGATCCGGCGCAACATTTAGTGCTGTTGTTTCAGATGGGGTGATCATATCTATCTCAGTGCTTACGGAAGGTGAATTCTATACTCAGGGATCTGCTTTAGTTATCACTGATGCTACTGGTATTGGAGCCGCTGCCCAACCTATAATCACTAATATAGTAACCTTCACCGCTTCCAGCAGTGTATTCACTGTGGATAATGAAGGGGATATTATAAGGATAGGCAATAACAACCTAAGCTCTACAACGGCGGATACAAATATATCTGCTACAGGTGGTGGTAAAGCAATGATCACCAATTATATTTCAGGTACAGAGGTGGAGGCAGATATAATCGAACCAATCACCAATATAATATTAGACGACCCATTATTTACCCCTGTTCCCGTTAGTGCTGATGAGTGGACACTTGCTACTCCCACCTCTTCTGTTTCAGGACTTAATCACTTAGAGGGAATGGAAGTAGCTATACTAGCAGATGGAAGTGTGGTGCCTAACCAAACAGTAACTGATGGTACTGTTACATTTACGCAACCATATTCGACAATCAAGATAGGATTACCTTTTACTGCCCAATTCCAAAGCATGTACCTTGATGTTCCTGACAATGGTGGTGGAAATACTGTACAGGGTAAAAGAAAGAATATTCAGGCAGTGACAGTAAGAACAGAGAAGAGTCGTGGATTCAGCGTAGGCTCCAATCAACCAGATCAGTCTATCCAACCTAATAATGCTACGGTGCCATGGACCAACATGAAAGAGGTTAAGGAACGCAATGCACTTATCAATGCCGGCTTCTCTATTCCGCTATTCACAGGCGATTCACGCATACTGATACCAGGTGGCTGGGATAAGAAAGGGCAGGTGGCTGTTCAACAAAACTACCCGCTTCCTGTCAATATTCTGGCGATTGTACCGGAGTACACCCTTGGCGATACTAGTGGATAGGGATTGTATTAAAATGATTAATTTGTTAATATTAACTTAAAAAAATGAGGATTATATGGGTTTTCTATCTCCAAAAATGCCAACACCACCAGCGATACCAGTTGCACCACCAGCGGCATCACCTCCGACTATGGCCAATGCAACAGTAGGTGCGACAGCTACAAATGCCAAACAAAGAGCATCAGCGGCGGCAAAAGCTTCTGGGACTAATCCTACTGGCCCACAAGGTTTAAAAGAACCACCTATGACTGCACCTGCAACCCTACTAGGTGGAACAAAATAGATGTATCTTTTATAACACAGTTTGTGGATTAACATGTATGGCGCGTCTCAACCTAAAATTAATAAATAACGAAGATTATATCCCTATGAGTTTTGAAATCCTTATTGTTCCTACGATTCCGGCACATCTTAGAGAGCTTGCCGCTAATCTTCGTAAAGAGGATGAAAAGGAGATACTGGCATTTGGCAGGAAGGTTCATCATGTATTATGGCGTTCTTACAAGTCTTCTTTAATGAGACGTACTGCATTCATAGATGGTAAGCTTGCCGCCTGTTGGGGTTGTGCCGGAGAACTGTTAGGCTCTCAAGGTATTCCATGGTTATTGACCACTCCTGAAGTTAAAAAAATATCTCCCCTTAAGTTTGCTAGGATATACCAACAAGAAGTAACGGAGATGCTAGGTATGTTCCCTAAACTTGTAAATTATGTAGATCCTGACTACACTGCATCAATAAGAATGCTTGATATAATGGGCTTTAAAGTAAGTGATTCAGAATTGATATTAGGGGTTTTAGTTCGTAAATTTGAAAAGGAAATTGAATATGTGTGACCCAGTTACAGCAATGGTGGTAGGTGCAGCAGCTGTCCAAGGCTTTGGAGCAATCCAGCAAGGTCAGGCAGCTGATAAGACAGGTAAGTACAATGCCGCTGTTAACATGAACAATGCGGCGATATCAGAGCAGAACGCCACATACTCCTCTCAAGCAGGAGAGATATCTGCTCAGAACCAAGGTTTAAAAAACAGAGCCGAATTAGGGGCAACCTTAGCTAACCAAGGTGCGTCAGGGGTTAGTGTGAATAAAGGCTCATCCGTTGATGTAAGAGCTAGTCAAGAAGCCGTAGGTATGCTTGATACTCAAACTATTAGAGCCAACGCAGCCAGAGAAGCTTATGGCTATCAGACTCAGACATCTAACTTTAAGGCGCAAGCAGCACTGGATAAAGCCGCCGGCAAGAATGCTAAGAAAGCTAGTTATGTTGCTGCTGCAGGTACTATGCTTGGCACTCTGGCGACAGGTGCAATGGGTGGTGCGTTTGGAACCCAGGTAGCTACGAAGAGTTTAGGTGGTACGGCAGCTAATTTAAGTACTTCATTAAATCCAGTTTCATCCCCTAAAATATTTGTATAACATGGCAAAACCTCAGAACATATACGGGTCTACAGGAGGAGTTCCTTCAATTAACCCATCAGGTCAAGGCCAACCTACCATGAGTGTACGTGCCAACCCCAACGACATGGGTGGACAGATAGGTGCTGCACTGCAGGACACAGGAAAGAAGGCTGCAGACCTTAGTATTCAGTACGGTGAGCAGGTATCAGAGGCTAAGGCAAATGACAGTATTGCGAACAAGATATTCCCAGAAGCTCTCAAGTTAAGAAATAAATACGACAGTCTAAGAGGGGCGGATAAGATACATGGATATGAGGAGTATACTACCAATCTTAGAGATCTAAAAAATACCTCCTTACAGAATGCATCTAACCCTGTTGAGAAGCAAATACTGGATAAGTACCTTACCAGCCATATAATGCAGGAAGAAAGTTCTGCTTCACGTGAGTTAGTAGCTTCCCAGAAAGAATTCAGCGATACCTCTGCCCTTGAAAGAATGGATGCTGATAGTTTATATGCTGCCATCAACTATAATAACCCTGAAGTGGTCAATAAGGTAAGGAATTCCAATAAGGGGCTTATCACTATAAACGCCCTTGATAATGGGGTAGACCCAAATACTGAGGAAGGTAAAGATACCTTAGAACAGGCATACAGACAAGCTGATGGTAAGATGGGTGTGGACATGATAGACAGGGCTGTATCTACTGGCGATGTTGCTTCGGCCTATAAGATAAGAAGCGAGTACATATCCAATATCCCTGGCAATATGCAGATACAGATAGGGAATAAACTACATTTTCAATCTATGCAGCAAGTGGGGGTCACTGGTGTTACATCCCTTACTAACGGTAAACCAATACCTGAAGCAGTAGGTTCCCCTCCAGCTAAAGTACAGGCTGTGGTAGCGGATACAGCACAGGTTCACGGAGTAGATGCCAATCATGCCCTTGCGGTTGCCAGGATAGAATCCAACTATGGCCAGAATGTAGGGAAAAGGGGTGATATTGGTCAAACAGGTAGAGGTGGAGATATCAGTGAGCAAGCAGCTAATATGGTCACTGAGCTTAAAAAATCCTCTGATGTAGCCGCTAAGGCAGTCGGAAGAGTCCCAGAGAAATGGGAGGAATATCTTTGCTACCAGCAAGGAGAAGGTGGTGGACCAGCATTACTTAATGCCCCACCAACATCTAAGGCCGTAGATGCATTAAGACCTTTATATAAGAACCCTAAAGATGCCCTTTCTGCTATTATAAATAATGGTGGTAACGCTACCATGAGTGTTTCGGACTTCTGTGACCTGATAAAAAAGAAGTACGATAATAATGCTAAGAGAGCGGCTATTGAAATACCTACACAACAGACCTCTGCCGATGGAACAATATTGGGACAAACTACACCTTCGATAGGCGATGCTATAATGGCTCCTCACACTACTGATGGACCAGTAGTGCAGCCGGGTGCAACACCTTTGGAATCTCTTGCTAACTTTGATAAGCGTGGCCCTGATATGCTTGCAAGGATAAATGCCATCCCTAATTATGAGGTGAGAGAAGGAATAATGAAGGCTTATGAGAATAAGAGAGCGGTATATACAGCCGCTGCGACCGCATACAAGTCTTCACTGAACCACGATATAATAACCCTTGGCTCTAACAAACAATTTACTTCTATGGATCAGGTGCCACCAGACATGATGGCAGCATTAGCAGAGCAACCTAAGCTGATGACCTACCTTGAGAAACAAGCTAAGAGGCATACAGAGGGTGAGACTATCAGTAAGAATGACCCTAATGTTATATGGATGCGTGGGGAATTACAAAGCATGAAGTACAATGACCCTAAAGCATTCATGAACTATGATTTCACAGATGTTGCTGGTAAGCTGCCTGGCGAGGAAATACTATCATTCCAGAAAGAAGCTGCAGAGATGAGGGCAGGTAAGACCATATCTGCTTCGGAAGCCGACCAGAATAATACCATTAAAGACGCAGAAGAAATGGGGTTCATAAAGGGTAGTAAAGAAGTAGCCCAGTTCCGTGATGCGTTCAATACTCGTATACAGGCATTCGAGGAAGCTACTGGGAAGAAACCAACATGGAAAGATCTTCAGGGCATTAAGGATGACCTTGTTACTGAGGTTGCCTTTAAGGGCTGGGGTAATGATAAAAAACTATATAAGATCACGGAGGAAGATGATCTTGACAGAGTTAATGTTCCAGAGGAAATGAATGATCAGATTATCGAAGCTTTAAAAGCAGAAGATGCAGAAGATAACCTTGACCAACCAATTTCCGATGAAAGAATAAAACAAAGATACATCCAATTCCTGAAAAACAAACTGAGATAAAATGCCAGATATAGTAAATGTCAATCCGTTCAGCAGAAAAAATCTACAGGTAGCTGAACCTAAGAACCCTGCGGCTAACCCGTTTGGTCGTCAAGCACTGGGAGATACTGCGCCAGCACCTACCGTTGATACCCAATTAAAGGCAAACCTCTACCAATCTACCTCTGTTTCACCTGATGCTGCGGTAAAACAATTCAGCCTTAACAGGGATACTAAGATACCTATAGACACTATCCGCCGTAAGCAGAAAGAGATAGAGCGTGACTATGAATTCACCACTCTTAATCGTGATCTGGAAAAGCTAGTTGATTCTCCTAAGTTACGGGAAACAATGAAGAACCCAGTGATCGCTCCGGTTATCAAAGATGACCTCGAAGATCTCTCATGGGCAGAGATGAAGACCGCCGAAACATTCCGTGAACAGGCAGAGAACATTGGAACAGAATTGGCCCAAGAAAGGACCCGTCAGGAAAAGGCCAGACAATTACCTATCCTAGAAAGATTATCCAAAGACTACCAGCAATCTGCGGTGCTTGGCTCAGCATCCGTTGACGAAGACAGGATAGCAAGGAAGCTATTCTGGGGTGAGGAACTTACCCCTACAGAACAGAATAGATTAGACCAGATGGATAGCTATAAGCAGACTGACTATGATATTCCTTTCGTATTGGGTATCCCAAGTGCTGTAAGGCAAACCACACCCTTAATGATAAAAGCCCTTGAGTCTAAACAGGCTTTGATTGGTGGTGCTATAGGTGCTGCTACTGGGGCGATAATAGGGGGTGCTGGCGGAACCTTGGTGGAACCAGTGGGCGGTACGGTAGCAGGGGCAATAGCAGGTGCCAGAATAGGTGGTCAAAGAGGTTATAGTTCTGGTCTTACTACTGAGTTCATGTCTCAACAAGGTGCAGGTTCCTTCCGTGATTATATGAATGTGACGGATATAGATGGTAAAAAGATCGATCTAAACATTGCCCGTGGTGCAGCTGGGCTTAATGGTCTTATCGGTGGTGCCTTAGAAAAGATGAGCTTTGGTGTTCTGGCTAAGAACTTCCCAGGTGCTGAGAAGCTTATGGGTAAGTTCAGTAAAGAATCCATAGAGCAGGCTTTAAAGAGTGGAGTAAATAATCAGGCATTCGAACGCATGGGCAAAGCCATGATTGAAGGTGCTGCTACAGAAGGTTCAACCGAATTTGCGCAGCAAGTAGTTCAGGAAGTAATAAAGGAAGCACAAAAGCTTGTAGCTAGTGGTAACTTTGAAGCCTTCCAAGAAGACGGTAGTTTCTATGACTGGTCTGCCGGAGTATTTGAAAGAGCCGCCGCCGCTGGTAAGATGGGCGCACAGGCAGGGGTGGGTATTGCTGGTACAGGACAGGTAGCGAGTAATGTATATGAATCAGGTCGTAAGCGTTTCAATCAAGTAAAAGAAACTAAGAACCTGAAAGAGCTTGTACAGAATACAAAGAACAACAAAACTTTCCAGCGTGATCCTAAAGCATGGGAAGCTGCTACTGAGAACAGCCTTGGTGAGAAACAGGTATATATCCCAGTAGAATCATTAAGGGAGTTCTTCCAATCCAAGAAGACTGAGTTCATTACCGAAGAAGATAGAAAGAAAGCTGAAGAAGAAGCATTAGGTGGTGGGCCTCAGACCATTGAAGAATTCCTTGATCTTATCCCTGAAGCTAAGGAACAATATGCAGAAGCCTTGCAGCACGGTGGCAACTTAGTACTGCCTGCCAATAAGGTTATATCTACCATTGCACAACATGAAGGTTTAGCTTCATTAGAAGAGTTCTTAAGGGTTAATCCAGAGTCTCTATCCGATGAACAATACACCAATGAGATGTTGAATAAAGTTCTGCCTGAACTGGCAGAACTTGAAAAGGACACTCAAGGTTTAAATGAGAAAGAAGAGATAACCAGAGCCTTTGAAGACAGGTTAATGAATCAAGGCGGATGGAGTCCATACGTTGCCAAGAAGATAGCAAGCATCTTCGGTGCCGGCTATGGCCAACTAAGTAAAGCCAATCAAAGCCCAGAGATACAGGAAGCCCTGAAGAACATATTCCGTATTGAGGTCAGGAACCAGAAGCAGGCTGAGGGAATCCAGAAGCTCAGGAAAGTAGACCAGATGGACTTGATGATAGACAAGGCCAAGAAGTTCAAGGAAAAGAAAATAGGCAAGTTCAACCCTAAGAAAAGCAAGATGCCTTTGACAGACTGGATGAAGGGAAGAGGTGGTATCAACCCAACTTCAGCTATCGGACAGGAGCTAAGAGCGGTTGGTGTTGATATAAACAAGTTCCCAAGAATATACAGCCTGACAGATGGGTTAAAAGATATTGATAATATCCCAGTATCAGAGTTACAGGAAGCGTTCCCAGACGCAGTAATAGACCAAGATAACAATGGTTATGTGGACAGGGACTTTCTGATAGATGCTATAGCGAATGAGCATAAAGGTGAGATATTCGGTAAGATCGAAAAGGTTGATGACGCTGCCGCTTGGGTAAGAGATGTTCGTGCGGAGTTTGATAGACGTGGGCTTGACATAACCCAGATGAGCAATGAGCAGATCAGAAAACAACTGGAAGATATTGAGAAAGAATATAGCACTCAGGCTGGTGGATATGGACAGAAGGCACAGACGAAAAAGGTAGATGTGCTGGTTATCACTCTTGATAAGACCGGCAAGCTGAATGAAGCAGGCGATCCTATCTTTGCTGAAACTGGAACTATTGAGTCCAGCATTGGCGGTAAGGAAGATATAACTGACCTTAAATTCTGGAACCGCAGGGAGCTTGAAAGACTGGTAGGTGTAGAAAATGCCAAGGCGGCACTTGACCAGATGGATAAGGCAAAAGCAGAAAGCTTCAATGTATCACCTAAATATGGAAAGGCGATATTGAAGGATGTGACCATTCCTAATTATACGTTCTTTCAATCATCTAAACCTACATTCTATTCATCCCTTGAGAAGAATGTTGAGGGGATACAACAACCAAAAGCTACGCCAGAACAATGGAAAGGTATCATAAAGAACCTTGGCCAGAAAGGTGTTAAGCAGGAAGAGATAGACTGGTCTGGCATCAATGAATGGCTGCATAAGCAGGAAGGCTCAGTAACCAAAGAACAGATTGTTGATTATATAAAAGCTAATCAGTTACAGGTGGAAGAGGTTCTTAAAGGTGATGGTAAGGAGCTAGAGCAATGGCGTGTTATCCGACCTGATGGTGTATCAGAAGGTATGTATGCCACTGAGGCAGATGCTGAAAGAAAAGCTGAAACAATAGGTGGCATTTATGAACAAGCTGCAACCTTAGAAGGGTTGATAGATACTAAATTCCATAAGTATCAAACCCCAGGAGGTGAGAACTATAAGGAGCTTCTTATTAAGTTACCTGTTGAAAAGGTTGTTTATACTAAAGACACTGTGGAACCTATTGATGGCGCAGATAAGGCTAGGTTCTGGTATTTTAAAACTCCTGATAATGTATATCAGATATTAAAAGCCCATCATGCTACTGAGGAAGCTGCTCAAGAATATATCATTAAGGAACATACACCTTCTCAGTATGGTAAAGAAGTTTATCGTACCCCTCATTTCGATGAAACAAACGTTGTGGCTCACATCCGTTTTAATGAACGTGAAGATGCAGGTGGTAATAAGGTACTATTTATCGAAGAGATCCAATCAGACTGGCATCAGGCAGGCAGAAAGAAGGGTTATAAGAAAGAGTTAGAAAAACTTACAGATGAGGAATTAAGAACTAAGTATGTGGATTATCTAACCACAAAGAAATATTCACCATACCCACAAGATATTGCCGAATTATCTGCCAAAGATGCAAATCGTGAGTTTTTAATAATGCAGTTAAGGAGTATAGAGACCAGTGTTTCAAATGTCCCTGATGCTCCATTTAAAACCACTTGGGCGGAATTAGCCTTTAAGCGCATGCTTAGGTATGCAGTGGATAAAGGCATTAATAAAGTTGCTTGGACCACAGGAGAGATGCAAAATCAAAGGTATGATCTTAGTAAAGAGATAGATAGAATATCCGTCTTACCGGCCAGAACTGAGGGGAAATACCAGTTAGTAGTAGAGTTAATAAATGGCGATGAACTCGAAGGCTATAGGGGTAGTGGTAAAGAAGTAACTCCACAGGAATTAGAGGATACCGTTGGAAAGGACGTTGCTGAAAGAGCTATAAAAGCTGCCAATGAAAAAAATAAAGATAAGCCATATCACCGTAGAGACTGGGTTGATATCAGAGGTGAGGGTTTAAAGATAGGTGGAGATGGAATGAAGGGGTTCTATGACCGCATACTGCCAGCTACAGTTAATAAACTGGCTAAGAAATTTGGTGGTAAAACTGAAACTTCCGAAGTTACTCTTTCTACGGATAACGAGAAGCCTTCTTTTGTTGTATATAACTCAGAGGGTACAAGAGTAGCGGCATATAAAGTTGAAGCGACCGCAGCAAGAGATGCTGAGTTTATCAATGGTACTTATAGACAAGATACTCCTTCCGTTGAAGTCCACTCAATAGAAATCACTCCTGATATGCGTGAAGCAATCAGTAAAGGGTTACCTCTATTCCAAGACCACCGCGGTTCAATGATATTCGGTGCTGAGGGTGGTTCCGTACTTAATATGTTCGAGAAGGCCGACCCTTCCACAGTGCTGCATGAATTAATGCACTTCTTCCTTGAGACACATAAGTTCCTTGAGAATAAGTTTGGCGATCAGTTAGCCCCTGAAAGTAAGGGCATGATAGAGGGAATGGTTAAGTGGTGGTCATCACAATCTGCAAATATATTCAAAGAGGCCAAGAAGGCCGAGGATACATATAATATATCTGATGACGGACTATCTGTTACCAATCTGATGGGAGATACCCAAAGTTTTGAAACTCCAGAGGAAGCAAAAACATTCAAGAAAGAACAGGAAGAAAAACTATCACAACACATAGAGTCTCTTGGTGAGGACTACATAAAGACAGTTGCGGAGAATTTCAGGAAGGAACCAGTTACCGAAGCTGAGGTCCTTATCCAACGGGAATTCCATGAATATGCTGCCAGAGGGTTTGAGAAGTACCTGAGAGAAGGTAAGGCACCTTCCCGTGAACTAAGGGATGCTTTTAGGGCCTTTAAGGCTTGGCTTATCAAGGTATATAAAGATGTTCTGCAACTAAATGTTAATCTTAATGATGATGTTCGTGCTGTTATGGACAGGTTGCTGGCCTCTGATGAAGAGATAGATGCCATGAGGGATGAGTTTGTATTCCGGCCAGACCCACAGATATTGGAAAACCTCTCTCTTGCTGAACAGAAAGATTATATCAAGCGCAATGAGAATGAGATCGAGAGGGGTAAAGAAAAACTCCTATCCCGCTTATTACGCGACCTACAGAGAAACCATAAAGACTGGTATAAGAAAGAACGTGCCAAGGTTAAAAGCGAAGTTGAGAAACAAGTTAATGAGTCTCCTTTATATAAGTCTGTTCACTTCATGCGTACCGGTGAATTCCTGAATGGCGATACCCCACCAGGAACTGCACCGTTCAAAATGAATATTGATGATATTCGTAAGGACTATGAACTGGGTGATCAGATAGCAGCAAGGTTGCCTTCTGGGATAACCGGTAAAGATGGGCTGAATCCTAAAGTAGTAGCGACCTATTTCGGTTTTACAGATGCACAGACGATGTTTGATGCAATGATGAACATGCCTCCACGGATGCAGGTAATAGACCAGCAGACAGACCAGATAATGGCTGAGAGATATGGCGATGCACTTACAGATGGCACATTAGAAAGAGAAGCCCTTGATGCTATGCACAACACTGATAGGGCAAGCAAGATAGCATTTGAGATAGGGGTGATAAACCGTAAGTCCGGCCTGAAAGGGGTTAACAAAGAACAATTCCGTATCAAAGCCAATAACATGATACAGGATAAGCAGGCGACACGTCTGAATGCCCAACAATATTATGTTAATGAGGTATCTGCCGCACGTGAGGCAGGTAAGTTTCTTGCCAACAAGAACTTCGAAAAGGCTTCTGAATGGAAAGGTAAACAGTTATTAAACCATTACCTATACCAGGAAGCCAGAGCAGCAGAGAAAGCAAGAGATAGGACCTATGACATGTTTGATAAAGTTCTGGGTGAGGATAAGGATGTATCTAAATTAAGGGATATGGACTTGGTACAGGCAGCAAGAGCAATCTTAGGCCGCTATGGATATACCAAAGGCACTGCGGATGTTAATGTTACCCTAGACCAGATCAAGCAATATGACCCAGAATTATACGACAGGCTTATAGCCGCCAGAGAACTGGTAGCTACACCGGCGAAGGATTATCACAAGTTCACGGTAGCTGAGCTTGAGGATGTTAAGAATGCCGTGGGCAGTTTATGGAACCTTTCAAGAGAGAACTTCATCACTGACGCTAACGGTAAGAAACAGACCTTTGCCGAAGCAAGAACCAAGATGATAGATAGATTGCGTGAGGTATATGATAAAAAAGATACACGTAGTTACATAACTGCAACTACTGATAAAGAGAGGGCGCAGAAAGGTATACTTAGTGTTATGGCATCGCTGCGTATCACTGAAAGCTGGACCTCAGAAGTAGATAATAATGATATAGATGGGATATTCAGCACCACTACATCTCGTCCTGTTCAGGATGCGGTATCTTCCTATGGGCTAGAGCTTCAAAGACAGATGAAGGATTATGCAGATATCTTTAAAGTTCTTCAGGGACAAACGCCTAAAGGCACTTTCAGGAAGGCGATTGCTGCTCCAGAACTAACAGATGAAAAAGGCAGAACCTTTAAGTTTGATAATAAATGGCAGCTATTACATGCCATCTTACATACCGGGAATTCAAGCAATAAGACCAAGCTTATTAAAGGCTATGGGTGGGGTGAGATAAGAGAAGACGGAACCGTGAACACCAGTAAATGGGATGCTTTCATAAGCCGTATGGAGAATGAAGAGATACTTACTAAGCAGGATTATGAATTTGCTCAGAGTATCTGGGATCTGATGGAACAATCTAAACCTTTGGCACAAAAGGCCCATAAGGCGCAATTCGGATATTACTTTAAAGAGATCACTGCCGAACCTGTAATTACAAGATATGGCACATTCAAAGGTGGTTATGTTCCAGCCATCATTGACCCTACAAAGACTCCTGATGTGGGTGATAAGATGGAGATATCTGATATAATGAATAATAGTTCCATAGCGTTCAGTTACCCATCTCCAGCTAAGGGATTCACCTATAAACGCGCAGAAGGATACGCAAGACCATTACAGCTTGATATACGCTTACTCGGTTCACACATAGATAAGGTTTTAAGATTCGCATATCTTGCCAAGCCTGTATCCGATATCGCTAAACTATACATGAAAGGAACCCTTCGTAATGAGATGGATTCAATTAACCCTGGCTTGATAAAGAACATGATAGTTCCTTGGTTAAAGAGAACTGCCAATCAGGTTACACAGGAGAGGGGTTTTGACCCTACGCTTGACAGGATAGCTACCACGATACGTAAGAGATCTGGTATGGCTATAATGACCCTTAACTTTTCAAACGCATTACAGCAGCTGACAGGTCTATCTGTTGCGGCTTCACAGGTTAATGCCGGTAAGCTTGCAGCCTCTAGTGCTTCATTTGGTATGAACCCTAATGCCTTTGCAGATGCAGTTAATGAGAAATCAGACTTTATGAGGTTACGTGCTGAGAACCAAGCCTTTGGGTTGAGAGCTGATATAGATAAGATGGTACTTGATCAAAGCACTTGGGATAGTGTTAAGAAATTTGGTGAGAACCATGCCTATGTATTACAAAGGATGATGCAGAATACCGTTGATAAGATAGTCTGGCAGGCTGCTTTTGATGAAGCAATTGAAAACGAGAAGAATGAAAAATCAGCAGTAGCACATGCGGATTCTATTGTAAGACAAACCCAAGGTTCGTTTGAAGCGCAGGATCTTTCTAAGGTTACGGCTTTATCTCCGTTCATTAAAATATTCACTCAGTTCTTACCTTACTTCAACATGCTTTATAATCTGAATGTTAAGGAGGCTCGGAATATAGTAAGGGAGTCTGGATATAAAGGTTCTCCGCAGTTGTTCTATCTATATATGACAACTCTTGCCATCCCTGCAATTATATCTTCGGCTATAGTGATGAGTATGGCAGACGCATGGGATGACGATGATGAGGATATGTGGATGAAATTATTGGTAACAAGTCAGGTAAGTACCTATGCAAATGCGATCCCGCTTCTGGGAAGCTATGTGAACTACGGTATCAACCTTACTGATGATAAATATTATAACGATAAGTTCAGCGTAGCCCCTACCTTTGACATGCTGGCGAACTCTATCAAGGCTATCACAGACCTTACTGATGATGAGCCAAATGCCAAAGCCCTTATAAGAAATGGTCTTCAGGGTATACAGTTAATGACTGGCCAACCAGTAGGATTCCTTGGAAAACCATTGGGTTATCTTGCAGATGTAAGTAGTGGAAAAGAAGATCCTTCTGGCCCGATAGACTATACCCGTGGGTTCATCACTGGTAAGGGGAATAATGACTAATAACAATTAGTGATTATTTGTATTCGTGTATTCGTGTATTGTTTCAATGACTTAGAGATAGTCAGCAAAATGAAAATGCTGTAAGTTGGTGGTATAGAATTTAGGAATCCCAACTTAAAGAGGTTGCTCTGTGACAATTTCGGTACAGACCAGTACTCAGACTTTCCTCGGTAATGGTGCTACGTCCGTATTTACCTTTGACTTCATCATGGGAACGGCGACCAATGCTGCTATTTATTACACTGATGCAGACGGTAACCAGACACAATTAACTTCTTCACAATACACCTTATCTATAAATGCTGCCGCTGTTGGCCAGATATGGGGAATTGGAGGCACAGTAACCTATCCAACGGTAGGTAGTCCTATCGCTGACGGTACTAGCCTTACAGTAAGTCGTATAGTTCCGCTTACGCAGGTGACCTCAATATCAAACCAGGGCGACTTCTTCCCACGTGCGGTGGAAATAGCTCTTGATAACCTATGCATGGAAGTTCAACAAGTAGCCGCCAGGACAGGACAGTTCAGGGGGATATGGATAACAGATACGCTATACTCTGTAGGAGATATGGTAGTAGATGGTGCTAACGGTGAAGATACAGGTAACTACTATGTATGCATAATCTCTAACACCTCTGATGTATGGGCTGATGATCTTGCCGCAGGAGACTGGGCATTACAAATTGATATTTCAGGCATTGAGGCAGATGTAGCGGCAGCAGCTGCCAGTGCCGCAGCAGCAGCTTTAAGTGCTTCCGCTGCCAGCACCTCGGCCACGAACGCTTCAAATTCTGCCAGCACCGCCTCCACTGCTGCGACCACTGCAACAACGCAGGCTGGAATAGCAACTACTCAAGCTGGCATTGCCACCACACAAGCATCTGACGCTGCTATCTCTGCTTCGAGTGCAAGTACCTCAGCAAGTACTGCCACCACTCAGGCAAGTAATGCAAGTACCAGTGCAACGAATGCCGCCACTAGCGCAACGAATGCATCTACCTCGGCCACGAACGCTTCAAATTCTGCTTCTGCCGCCGCTGCCTCTGCCCTTGCCGCCGCCTCCACTTTTACAGCGACATCTACTACAAGCAATTCAATAGGTACTGGCTCTAAGAGTTTTACAACGCAGGCCAATAAAAACTTTGTTACAGGGGTTCCTATAATAGCGGTGGATTCCGGTAACTCTGCAAATTATATCTTTGGTACTGTGACCAGTTATTCAGGCACTTCACTGGTGATAGACAGTACAAATACTGGTGGATCTGGAACTATAGCTTCATGGAATATTTCAGTATCTGGTGTTAAGGGTGCCGATGGATCTGGTAATGTGAGTTCGGTTTCAGTTACAAGTGCGAATGGCTTTGCCGGCTCGGTGGCTAACCCCACATCCACTCCTGCTATAACAATATCTACAAGTGTAACTGGTATTTTAGAAGGTAATGGAACTGCGGTAGCAGCCGCTTCTACTACTGGCTCTGGTGCCGTTGTAAGAGCTACTTCTCCAAGTTTAACAACACCTGCGCTTGGAACCCCAACGGCTGGTGTCCTGACTAGCTGCACAGGCTTGCCACTTACCTCTGGTGTTACTGGCACACTTGCGGTAGCCAATGGCGGCACTAATGCTTCGTCTGCAAGTATAGCCGCATTCAACAATATAACTGGATATACCGCCTCTGGTGCGACAGGAACTACATCTACTAATATAGTATTTTCTACCTCTCCTTCATTGACCACCCCAGCATTAGGAACACCTACCGCTGGTGTTCTTACAAGCTGCACAGGACTTCCGCTAACTACCGGTGTGACAGGGAACCTACCAGTAACAAATCTGAATAGCGGCACTAATGCATCCTCATCAACATTCTGGAGAGGCGATGGCACTTGGGTATCTGCTGGCGGACAACCTCACTTTACGGTTTTTACCGGCTCTGGAACTTTTACTACATCAGCTAATATTACAACCTCAACAGTATTTAAAATAACAGGTACAGGCGGCGGTGGCGGCGGTGGCGGTACTAGCGGCGGTGGTACAGGCGGGGGTGCCGGTGGCACATTTATTAAATACGTAAGCGGACTTACCGCAAGTACAGGTTATACCGTTACTATTGGAGCTGGCGGCGGCGAGGAATCTGCTGGTGGGAATACAACTATTGTTATCGGAGCTACTACATACACAGGTACTGGTGGTAGTGCTGGTATAGCCAGTAATAGTACTGCGGGACCAGGTGGTGGTGGTGCAACTAATGGTGATATGAATATTACTGGTGGTAGTGGTGGCCCATCTGGACAAAGTAATCAGAGTGCAGGTGACGGAGGCGGATCATTCTGGGGTAGTGGCGGTAGCGGTGCTGGCGGTAATAGTGGCGGTATTGGAAGCGGAACATCGGGTGTAGCTTATGGCTCCGGCGGCGGTGGTGGGCAGAATACTGGTGCTGGTTCTGGTGCTGGTGGCGTATTAAATGTTGAATGGAGCGAATAAGGAGAAGTTATGGCAAGATATTTACTAGTATCAGAAGGATTCATCAGAAATGCAATAATGCTTGATGATGGTAATTTTACCCATACTTATATTGAAAACGACAGAGGAGATAGACTCCCAACCTTTATCAATGAGCAAGGAGATATGGTCATTTCAACTACAAAATACCTTGTGCCAGAGGGTTATGAATTAGTGCAAAGCGATATAGGTAATATCAACGAAGCTTGGCCGCTTGAAGAATCACCAATAATAGGAGAATAATATGGCTACAGAAATAAACCCTTGGCAGTATCAGAGTTACTTATCACAACCAATTACGATGAATAACTTTGTACCTATGTTGTCCGCAAAGATAACAACCAGCGGTACGAGTCAATCTATAGTATGGACACCGTTAGTAGGTGCGTTACGTACCACATTTAAAATAACTAATACTGGCGATAAAGGTGCTTATATTGCATGGGGAGTAGGTACGGCGACAGCGGTTGCTTCATCAGGCACCCCTGCACCTTATTGTGATTATGTAGCTGCCGGTGCAATTATTACTCAGGACTACCAGCACGCAAGTGGTGTAGTTAATGTAATCGCAGCCTTACAGGATACATCCCCTACAACCTTAGAAATAACCCTAGGCTACGGCCAATAATCAGGAGAAAGTCATGTCTTCACAAAGAATATTAAACCAAGGTGCAAGTTTTGAAGCCCTTAAGGATATAGTTGCGCTGGTAAAGGATCCTGAGCTTATCACAAAAGCCCATGAGTTATATAGAAAAGAGCTTCAGCTTTCAGAAGCGGCGGCTATGGAGTTAAGTGAAGCTAAGGGTTTCCTTGCTCAATACTCTGAGCTAAGTGCAAAGTTTAAATTTTCTCAAGCGGAATTTGAGAAAACGAAAGTAGAGTATGAAAAATATAAAGAGATGTGTAATGAAGAACTAAGAATTAAGGCGGATGATCTGAATACCTTCGCCGCTACTCTTAATGAACAGTTCAATGCTCAAAAAGTAACAGAAGCCAACCTCGCCGCTGCTCAGGCAAAGCTTGACGGTGCAAAAGAGGTGTTTGATAAGCACATGAAAGATGAGAAAGCTGCCCTTAAGGAAAGAGAGGGGCAGATTGCAAGCATTAAAGATGCCAATGAGGCTGAAGCTTCCAGACTAGAAAGGCTGGCAAGTGATCTTACTATAAGAATTGAAAGAGTTAAATTGCGTGAACAGGCAGCGGATCTATAGATGGTATATAAGAGTTCCAAAACGACCACTGGCGGTGGTGGTGGGGACGTAGTAAGTGTAACAGGTCTTAACACTGACAATACGGATCCTACTAACCCGGTAGTAAGGATATCAGTTGATGGTATTACTATCACCGGCCTTGGTACGCCAGGAAGTCCCCTTGTAGCGACTGCCTCTGGAACAATAACCTCAATAAACGGCGATGGAACCGCAGCACAATTACTTGTGGTGGGTACTGCCGGCACTGATTTTGCAATTGCGGATAATGGCACTGGTACACATACTTTCAATCTACCTACCGCTTCTGCTACTAACCGCGGGGCTTTATCCTCTGCAGACTGGTCCACATTCAACAGTAAAGAAGCCGCCCTAACCTTCTCAACCGGCCTCACGCGCACAACAAATACAATAACCGCCAATATCTCCACCGGTATCGCCGGAAGCCAAACAATCTACGGCGGCACAGCGGCAAATGAAGATTTAACGATAGAAGGAACCAGCCACGCTACGAAAACAAGTTCTATCGTAAGCCTACAACCTACCGGCGGATTAGTTGGAATAGGCAATCCTTCGGCGGCATATAAACTTGATGTTATCGGGACTGGAACTTCCGGCGTATCAATGGGTGCTAAGATACTTGGTGGAACTGGAACCTCTGCTGGCGGCCTAATGATAGGTTCATACACCACAAATTATGGCGGTCTTTGGGCGAACAATGTAACGCCATCTACAGCTAACTTTATGATAATGGGGAATGGTGTTGAAACTTACCTCAACCATACTACTGGCGGGTTTACTCGGTTTACATTAAACGAAGGTACGGTACTAGGTAATTTTTCATCAACTGGTTTAACGGTCGGAGCATCAACAGCTTCAAAGGGGTGGCTGTTTGTTCCAGTTGCCCCAACCGCCTCCGCAAACTACGGCCTTGTATCTCTTGGTTCGGGTGCTTTTGATGGCTCAACAAGTGGATTTTTTACAGGTAGTGCTTCGGGTACGGTATTGGCAATAAACACTGCGAGTGGTTTTACTGGAAATCTTATAAGCGCACAATTAAACGGTAATGCTTTATTAACTACCAATTATCAAGGTGCGACAACTTTTGGTTCATATATAAGTGGTAGCTCGCAAGGGTCATTTACAATTAGTCACGGGAACTTTAGAACATACCTACAAACAACAGCAAATAATATAAACCAAATTGTAGGTGCTACATATCACGTTCACGCAACTGCTGGAATATATATTGGTTCAACTGAATCACAACCATTATCAAGATTACATGTTGGTTCAGCTCCAACAGCTAGTGCAAATGTGGGATTAGTTTCTCTTGGCTCTGGTGCGTTTGATGGCTCAACCTCGGGCTACTTTGTAGGCGGTTCAAACGGAACGCTGATAGCTGGAAACTTAGCAACTGGCTCAACTTCCGACTTAATAAATCTACAGATAGCTGGTGTTAAAAAGCTGTATCAGTTAAACGATGGTCGGGTCGCTATCAATATAGACTCTGCAACTGTTTCAAATGCACGTTCCGTTACGATAAACACTGCATCTGGCACAACTGGAAACCTAGGCTTCTATCAGAATGGTTCAGAAGTAAGTACGCTTCAATCTGCTGCAACATATTTTGCGCTTGATTCTGGTGGCCAGACCCGCTGGAATATAGGTGTTTCTGCCGGGAATATATCAATGGGTAATACCAATGTACTTGAAACAGTTGCAAGGCTTGGGGTTTATGGTGCTTCATTAACTGGTTCGGCTTCTACTGGCATCTTAAACCTTCGCCAAACTTGGAACACTTCAGGCAGTCCGGCGGCAATTTATATGGACATCACAGATACGGCTTCTGGTGCGGCTGCATCTTTAGCGGATTTACGAGTCGGTGGTTCATCAATGCTTTTACTATCAAAAGCTGGTGTTTTAACTATCACAAGTTCAATAAATTCTGGCGGCAGTATAAGGGCCACAAGCTCTGGCGCGGTAGGCTGGACTTCCCGCTCAGAATTAAGGTCTTTAGCTGATGGTAGTATTCGCCTTGCTAATTCAGGCGGCACTGATTTCTCGCTCTTACAGTTCGGCGGCACAACATCCTCATTCCCTTCTATCAAGCGCAGCAGTGCAGACATTCATTTTAGACTCGCTGATGATAGTGCTTATGCAAATATTAGAGCATTAAATGTTAATGCTGATAGTTATACAAATAGTGCAACTGGTGTAGTTAATATAAATTCTACATTATATGTTAATGTAAGTAACGGCCTAACAAGCTTTCTAGGTACAACATCTTCATTCCCTGCATTAAAGAGAAGCTCTGCAATATTACAAGTTCGCCTTGCTGATGATAGTGCTTATGGTGCTTTTGAAGCTTTAACCGGAACATTCCCTAGTGGGGTAGTCGCTGGCGTAAACACAACCACCCTCGGCACAGTTAAACTATTCGGCTCAACCTCCGGCGATGTAACTATTAAACCAGCGGCGGTTGCGGGTACTGCTACGGTATTCCAGCTTCCTGCTGATAATGGAACTAATGGGTATGTATTGCAAACTGATGGTGCGGGCGTTACTTCTTGGGTTTCAGGCGGCGGTGGCGGCGGTGCGAATGTAGCTCTTAGCAATCTTTCCGGCGTTGCAATAAACACTTCCCTTATTTCCGATACTGATAACACAGATGCCCTTGGTAGTGCTTCAATAGGGTGGGCAGACCTATTCCTTGGTTCTGGTGGTGTAATAAATTGGGATAATGGCAATGCGACCCTTACACATTCCTCCGGCCTGTTAACATCTAATGCGGATATGGTTATAAGCTCTGGCGACCTGACGCTGGGAACCAATACCACAACGCTCGGCACCGTTAAACTGTTTGGCTCAACCTCTGGCGATGTAACTATTAAACCTGCCGCCGTTGCTGGAACTGCTACAGTATTCCAACTTCCCGCAGATAACGGCACGAATGGTTATGTGTTACAAACTAACGGTTCAGGGGTAACTTCTTGGGCTGCTGGTGGGGGTGGTGGTTCGACCCCGGCAGTAGTTTATTATGGTGATGGATCTGATGGCGCAGTAACTATTTCCGGCACTACGAATCTTACAAGGGATATGTATTACGATACGCTTGTGGTTCAGAGCGGCGGTGTATTAAATACAAATCAGTGGAAGGTATTTTGTAAAACTTCCTGCACGATAGATGCTGGTGGCAAGATTGCTAATAATGGTGGTGTAGGTGGTGCTGGTTCTGGTGCTACTGCTGGTACAGCCGGAGGAACTACTATACTCGGCTCTTTAGGGCAGCTTCAGAATGGTAATGCTGGTTCAGCCGGTTCCACCACTAATTCTGGTAATGCTGGCAGCGGCGGCACTGTTACTATTGGCGTAATTCCTGGCCCTTTTGGAGCTGGTGGAAAGGGTGGGGCTGGTGGTACAGGAACTGCCGGTAATGCAGGGGCAGCCGGTAACGTAACGACCCTTTTGGATATTCGTTCAGCAGCTGATTATCTTGCCACGATGTATGCAGGTGGTGTTACTTTTATAGGCTATCCTCTCGTTGGAAGGGGTGGCGGCGGCTCCGGTGGTGGTGGTGATGCTGTCAATTCCGGCGGTGGTGGTGGTGGCTCCGGTGGTTCTGGCGGTCAGATACGCATATCAGCATTGGCACTTACAAATAATGGAACTATTGAAGCTAACGCTGGTAATGGTGGTGCTGGTGCCGCTGGTGTAGCCGGAAATTCCGGTGGCGGCGGAGGTGGTGCTGGTGGTTCTGGCGGCTTAGTTGCTACCCTCTCTAATACCTATTCTGGCTCTGGAACTATAACAGTAACCCTTGGAACTGGTGGTACAGCAGGAGCTGGAACTGGCACTGGTGTTACTGGTTCAAATGGCGGAAATGGCGTTGCTGGTGTAATTCGCCGGATAGTTATTGATGATAATACTGTTTATACAAGCTAGGAGTTATATGAGAGAAATAAGAAATGCAAAGAATGAGCTGATAGTAACCATTAAGCTTGCCGAAAACGCCACTGACGAGGACTATAAGAAAGCCGCAAACGGCATGGGGTATGAGCTTGATGGCTCCAAAATAATACTAGCGCAAGAAGCAACTGCAACTAGCTCTGATAAAATAAAAGAATTACAGGCACAGCTAGATGAGTTGAAACAATTAACACAAGGAGAATAAAATGGCACTGCAAATGAATCACACTTTCAACATCATTGGGCGTGAGGAAAACTGCCCTGAGTCTTATTGGATTTTGCAACATACAACGCTTTTTAAATTTGGTGGCGGCTCTCTTACCTTCTCTGGTTATAAAAATGAAGCAGATAGATATGCTAATCACGATAAACCTCTTGAGCAAAAAACATATCAATTGGACGCGTCTGATACAGAGATTTGGGATGATGATAGTACAAAAGTATTAGCTTATGAATATGCAAAGAATACTCTTGATGTTCCGGCTCCTACCGAAGAAGCCCCTAACAATATGGTTTCTTTCTTCGATAATAGTGAAGATGTCATATAATGTATAAAATCATTTTAAAAATATTGAAGGAGATATTAAATGACAGAAGATAAGTATCATGATCTGGATCTTAGAACCCTGACCAACACTATGCAGATAAAAGAGTTAGTTGGCAGGATAGATAGTCATTTTGAGAATGCGAAACTTAGAGATAGTAAGATATTCGATAAGTTGGAACAGATGCCTGACGAGGATAGGATAGTGCGTTTGTTTGCTACCGAAGGCCGGATACTTGCCGGTGGGCTTATAAAGAAGGATGATGAACAGCAGGAAGCTCTTAACAATTACCAAAAAGAACTATCGAATTTAAAGGCCCATCAGAAATATTGGGCTGGAATACTTATAGGGATAAGCTGGGTGATCCAGAAGTTATCCTAAAAGTTTTGGGGATTTTATAAATGACTACAAAGGAGATGATTATGGAAAAAGGTTTCGCAATATTAGCTATACTTACGGTATTTGTTATCGGCGGTATAACTGGCCTTTACATACAGGATGAGCATAACGTTGTTAATGCTGAGCCTGATGAAGAAGTAGTAACCCAATAATAGGAGTAAGATTATGAATTGGATTGTTGAAAACTACACTGCACTTTTTGCCATACTTGGGCAGATAGTAGCGGTTGCCTCAGCTATCGTTGTATTAACCCCATCTACCAAGGATGATGAGATCGTTGGTAAGGTTATTACTTTTATAGCAAGGTTCTCTGTGTTTAATAAGAAGAGTAAGTAATAATGATGATCGAGACGTACATACTACTGGGAATGGTAACAATCGTGGTAGTATGTATTTATGCCGTTTTTAAAATAAGTAAGTTATATGGCGAAGAAGAAAAAGAACATGAGATTGCACAAGCTGATCTCGAAGCTATCAAGGAAGGCAAGAAAGCTAAGGAAGTTATTTCTAAACTTAGTGACGCTGAGCTTGATAAGCAGTTACGTGACAGCTTGTAGGGATCCATCGGCGTGTGGGATATTTGATAAGTTACATATCCAGCCGGAAGAGATGAATACCAGAAGTGCCAAGGAACAGGTTCTATGGCACAATAAACAGTATAACAGGTATTGTAAATGAAATCTAACAAAGCCACGATAGACCTGATAAAATCCTTTGAGGGCTTTTCTAATGTTGCCTATAAATGCCCCGCCGGCATCTGGACCATAGGCTATGGTTTTACGGATAAAGTTCAGGAAGGGGATAAGATCACCAAAGAAGATGCAGAAAGAAGGTTGAAGGTTGAGCTGTTAAAGTTTGAATCTTGCGTTACGGAATGTTGCCATGCAGACCTTAACGAGAATGAGTTTGGTGCCTTAGTATCATTTTGCTACAACCTGGGTGGAAACGCATTACGCAACTCTACAATGCTTAAGATGCTGAATAAGGGTATGGATAGGCTTGAGGTATCAAAGCAGTTCCTGCGTTGGAATAAGGTGGGTGGGAAGGTGCTTGCTGGGTTAACCAGAAGGCGTGAGGCCGAAAGAGGGTTATTCTTGAAAGCTTGACTACTGTCTTAGATTAAGGTATATATCAATTCCCCTCGGTTCACAACTTCGGTTGTACTAACCCCACCCTTAAAACGGTGGGGTTTTTTATTGACATACATCTCATTAAGCTTCTGCCGTTCCCAGCTCCTATAGGTAAGATCATTGATGTGGTGTTTATTATCTTTGCTATCCTGTTCTGCTTGAGTTTCCTTGGTGGATTTACTCCGCATCACATTTCATTTCGGAGTTGAAGGTAGTTGGGTCTTGTATCGTACTAATTCTATATTCCTGTGGTGCTGATTTTATAGTTTCACTCATAGGATATATCTTTTGACAATTACAACACATTCCATATAGCCCTTGGTTGTTCATAAAGTAACACCCAGCTTTATGCTTACAGAAATATTGTTTTATCTTTTTAAACACTCTCAACCTCTGGCATGATGAAGGGTTTGTTGTTGCTATAATCTATATCATTTAGTCGGGCGTGCTTACCAAACAACTCTATTGCTTTTATATTATACGCTTCGGCAGCCTCGACCTCAGTTTTGTAACAACCAATATAGATTTTCTTCTGGTCTAAGCATATATTGGCCCTCCAAGTCTTGTCTCTTTTGTGATAAGATACCCCTTTGCATTGACTTGTGGTAGTAATTCTTGGTTTTCTGTTCATACTATTTTGAGAATTAGTAACTATACGCAAATTTGAACGCCTATTATCGGCCTTATCCCCGTTTATGTGGTCAACATACATTCCTTTAGCTGGTTGCATAATATGTCTATGCATACCTATTTGTTTTGCAGACTTACCTGCGATAGCCACAGCTCTATTGGCATAACCGTCAGAAGAACAATGCCAAGTATATTTACTTAGTTCTTCATAATCAGATTCATCAACTTTTGCCCAGTTACCTCTAGTTAAAGGTATTTCTTTATAGCCATATCCTTGGGGCCACAATCCTAAAACGATTAATGCTTGCTTCTTATCATCAGGCATATTATCGAAAACCAAAAGGCTGTCGGGATGGATGTGTAGCGTTTTAATTTTATCTTCTCCAAAAGCTATGCCGTTGAGTATTTCCCAATCCTCTAATGGACTTGATGGCATCCCATACTGAATAATATAGAACTTCACCCCAAAATTCATTGCCATATATGCGCTTTCGATAGGGCAAGTATAAAATAGTTTTTTCATATTACTCCTTCGGATAAGTTGTTTTAGCCACCTTCTGATACTTACAGCACTTACTACACCACCTGAACGGTTGGGCATCTATGGTAAGGCTATTGATCCAGTCATGGCGGCATAATAGTTCTGTAAAGAAGTCTTTAAGCTTTTTCATTGGTCCCTCCTACCAAGTTCATAGGTCTGGCATATCTGGCTATCCACAGACCAGGTAATACATTTATAACGTGCATTCTCAACCTCCAAGCCCATTATACGAAGTATTGCTAATCCAAGCAGTACTCCCATTATCCATATTATTACACATTCTATTTTTATCATATTATCTCCTTTTTTATTATAATAACCTCTTTTATTCCCGCTTCCATACAAGCTTTATAACACTCCTCGCATGCATAGCTGTGGCCAGTAAGATATAGGGTTGCGCCCATTGCGGCAGTGCCAGCTTGTCGTAAAGCCACAATCTCTGCATGACCATACTGGTGACAGATAGACTTACATTTTTCATAGCCATCCCCAATACTGCGTGGACATCTCTCTTGTGGATTAGCAACAGCATTAGTTCCTACAAATATGCACCCACTTTCAGTAATGATGGTTGCAGTTACTATTTGCTTGGCACAAGTCATAACATATTCTCCACCAATTGGATTCTTTTGCCTAACCAATGCATAACAGGTACGGCCATTGAATTTCCTAATGCCTTATACCGTGGTGCATCACCATATTCCTTACCTCTTGAATTGAGGATAAGTGTGTACCCGTCGGGGAAGCCTTGTAGTCTTTCACATTCAGTTGGGGTCAGTCGGCGTACAGAATTATTATGGAATAAGTTTTGATCATCAGTGGTAGTCACTGTAAAGGCTTTATCCTCTGAACCCAGATAGCCCTTACCGCCACCTTCACAACCTCCTCTGACTTTAAAAGTCAGAGGGCTGGCTGGGGTGAATACACACTGTCCATCTTTATAATCTGTAGCCCTTAGCGTATAAAAATGTTTATCACTGGTAGACATTTCCATAGGGCGTTTATTAAACGCTATTGCTTGATTGCATGAGGCAGTAGCTTCAAGAGTATTTGCAGTTTCGGATTCACTTATCCCCAACCCATTACTTGATGTGTGACCAAGTGTACAGACAATTGGTTTTATGGCTGGTACAAACAGAGGACACCCTGCATTTATATGTTGATTTTCCAATCCCAATTTATCTCCAAAATGTGCATCTAAAGTGGATGCAGTATCAGCCGACCATTGCTTATTAGTTATAAGTGTTTCGCTACCACCCCCTATACCCCCACCATTTGCTTTCAAAGTGCCTACTCCTTCGCTGTATTTACCAAAGCTGCTAGGAGTGAAGGCGGTAAATCCTTCCCTCTCTTTTCTGCTCGGCGTAAGATCCCTTTGCAAGCTTTCGGACTCAAATAATACTGCTGCGGCAGGTCGCCAGTCTCCAAGATATCCGACAACAAACACACGTCTGCGTCTTTGCGGCACTCCGAAATATTGAGCGTCAAGAATCCTTGTGGAATACCCATAACCGAGTTCTGATAGTCCGGCCAAGAAGCAGTTGAAGGCGTGTAACTCTTCTGCTGAGTACTCATCTCTAGTAACCATTGTTTGTCCTCCACGCTCCATATCCAGTGGTGCTGGCGGTGGACATGGATCTGGAGAGTCATGGGTTGTGGAGGATAGTACGCCGGGGACATTTTCCCAAAGTATCCACCTCGGCTTTTTTCTTTGAGCCAGCCGTAAATACTCGAGGGCGAGGTTTCCTCTATCGTCAGAAATTCCTCCTCTAAGCCCTGCGACTGAGAAGCTTTGGCAGGGGGTTCCTCCGACAAGAAGGTCAATTGGGTCATAATCATGTTCTCCGATAGTTGTGAAATCCCCATGAAGGGGGGTAGTTGGATAGTGGTGTTTGAGTACTGCGCGCGGAAAGGCTTCTATCTCTGAATAAAAGGATGCCTGCCATCCTAAAGGATGCCAAGCGACTGTAGCAGCTTCGATACCTGAGCAGACAGATCCGTACTTCATTTCCGCTTCCTTTTTAGGCGTTCAACTTCCAACTTTATCTGTTGTTTGTTCCATAGCTTTTCGATAGTCAGTAGTCTTTTATGCTCCTTAACAGCTATCATGTGGACACTACTATTTAATACAATGTATTTTGAAGTATCAAACTTATACTTTGAAAGGTCTGTCATCGCTGTCCCTCAATTACTGGGTTTCTAGCCTTCAACAGGTCAAAGCTGATAGGGGTATAGTTTACCTGCTCACACGATACGCCTATGTACCCAAGCTCATCAAGTTTATGGTGGTGCAAGTGACCATGTATATTAAACCTGAATCTGGTGCTGAGCTGTTCTGGATGTATTGGGATGTGGGTAAGAATTCCACCTTTATATTCCACTGATCCAGATATCTTCTCAAAGTACTTAAGGTATTCCTGCCCTGCATAATGGTCATGGTTGCCCATTATAAGGTGTTTCCTGCCATTAAGCTTACCTGCTATTGCTACATTTTCCCAACCACCAAAGCAGAAGTCTCCTAGATGGAATACCTTATCCTGGGGTTGAACCACTTGATTCCAGCGTTTAATGATTTCTGCATCATGCTCCTCAATAGTATCAAAAGGCCGCAGTTTCTTACCCTCATTATCGGTAAAGGTAACAATATTCTTATGGCAGAAGTGGGTATCCCCTATGAAGAAGGTTTTAATTTGCATTTAACTTACCGTATTTCCTATTAAACCTATAACATCTGGACTGGTATAAAGCCTTGGTCCAAAATATGATGATACCATAAAAGCCTCAACTACTCTTTCTTCGGTCATAGGTGATGTAAAATACTTAATCAATTTCTTTTGTAATCTCCGGCTACGATTTTTGCCTTTGCCAAACTCATACTCTTTCAGCCATGTGCCTATTGTGAAAGTTTTGGTAGGCATAGACCTACATTCAACTATAGGCATTGAGTACAAACTTAGCGGATTGCGACCCCACAGTAGTTCAGATGGAACCCCGCAGGTTTCATGGATTGTTTTCATAGCCGCTTCTATTTGTTCCACATTCATTTCAACAACTCCTTATCAAAATTAATAAGCTTCCATACCTTTTCCAGTAACGATCTTTCAGTTCCGAATATCCTAACGAAGTTGGCCTTATCATTTCCCACTGAGAATTCCTTACCTTCATGATGCTGGAAACATAATGGGATTGCATAGTAATGTTCCTTTCCAGCACGTTTACCCAACCTCTTAAGACTTTCCACTATATGATGGGCTTCGCTCTCTCCGCGCTTCTTACAGGCTATGCAAGGCATACTTTTGATCAAGGCCAAGTGTTGCTTTGATGCCTTATCTATTGGCTTGTTCTTCTTTGAACGCTTGGCGATAGATTTCTTGGCCTTCTTAATGATTTTAGAAGGTTTAGGGCAAGGATTGAAGTTACTGAAGTCAGGCATATTATTTATCCTTTACATTTTTACACATGGTACAAATTTTTCTTCCTTTATCAGTAGTATGAACTTCGTATTTTTTCTTATTAAGTCCACCAGTGGATGCCATTCGGCAGTAAGTATCGGTTCCTGTCCAATGGTGAGCAACTACATTTCCTTTTTTTCTAATTAAGAATTTACCTGTTAGTTGAGGGATCACCTGGTTTTCAAATATAGTATATAGAGCCTCCGCTACTTTAGTATGATAGTCTTGCTCAAATGTATTGCTGGATGTGCTGGAGTTATAGGCATCCTCACATATTTGGTAAGAAGCCCTAGCCATTTCCTTAATAATAGAGTTTTTATCTCTCATTTTATTTCCTTCCTATGCTTTATCATTAGCGTAACCACTCCGTTGGTATTTTATATTTAAACATTGGTGTTGGAGATTTAGCGATATAGTCTTGGGGAAATACCTTCTCTTTATCCATCTCCCATTCAATAAATATCTTTATCTTGGGGATAAGGTGTGCTGGTACTCTCATGGTCCTGGTCTTGCATAGGTACTTACCTGTGTTCTTAGGTCTGCCTGCACCCTTTCTTTTTCCGCCTTGTTTCATAATCCCTCTTTTTTATTCTTAGTATTCTTTTTTAAATAAATAAAACTTTGCGTCTTCTATGGCCTGTAGCTCTATGGCTGTATGTAATACCCCTAGCCAATCCTGTTTCTTAACAGCTTCCTTTAATTCTTTGATATATATGTCCGTATCTTCTTTTAAAGACTTTGTTAGTTCCTTAGTGTCTATTCTCCTCAAGCCATCATCAAGGATAACATATTTAGAAGTATCAAATTTATAGTTTTTCAATTTCTTTTTATCTTTTTTATTCATACTTCTCTCTCATTATAATTTATGGCGGTGAGGGCAAAGTACCTTATGCTCGATGCGCCCAGTTTGCGTTACCATAACCCGAACAACTGAGAACTTTAGGTTAGCAATAATGCCCGATATTACATCCTCACCATAGTATCCCCTGCCACATTTTTAAAAAGACAGGGGAATTTCTTTATTTCTTCTTTTTCTTTTTTCCTTCAAGCTCAACTTTATATTTAGCTTTGGTCTTTCTGAGTTCTTTTATCTCAGATATACCTTTGGGAAATAGCATATAAACTACAAATCTATATGCTAAGTACCCCAGTAGTACATAAAGTAAGCATTCGAAAACTATTAAAGCTATCATAACTATCCTTATTCATTAACAGGCTTACTCATGCCTTTGCTTATTTTTATGAAAGACTCAAGACCTACGGCATCGAAAGGGTTAAGTACTGACTTATCCCCACCACCGCCTATTACCATCATGGCTGGCAGCTTTATCTGAGCCAGTTCATGGGCAACAAGTATTGAGGTATCCTTGTCAATAGTAGCCTTCTCAAGAGGAGTAAGACCGGCAGCTACCTTAAGCTTAGAGCTTTCAGCTTCTGCTTCACCTATCGCAATGATCTTTTTCTTTTCTTCAACTGCTTTCAATGCATTTTGTTCCGCTACTTCTTTTTCACGCTCTGCATTGATAACTGCTGTTTTCTTCTCAACAAGGGCTTTAGCTTCTGCTTCGGCTATGAATGCCTTACCTTTCTCAGTTGCGGTAATGGTATCCTGTTTAGCACGTTCAGCCTGGGCTTTAGCTACGACCTTCTCCTGATCAGCTTCCTTACGTTTAGCGATAAGTTCATCTGTCTTATCATCGAAGTCTATATCGTTGATGACGAACTGAACTATCTCAATACCATAAGTTTTGAAGGCTGATATCTCAGAGAATACCGCATTGCCTTGGGCATCTCTAGTGACATTCACCACGCTTCTGATGAAGGCGTTTCCGTCCTCGTCCTTATCGTAAAGCTTCTTGGTAGTGGTTGAGTAAATACCCTCTTTGATCTGGTCATTGATCAGGTCGATGAACTCACTCCTGCGTGTGGAGTATATTTCTTCGGCACCAAAGAATGTAGCAGACTGTTTAAGAGAAGCCATTACCACCTGGCGGATGATACCTTCTACCACAGCTTCGTAGGATCTGAAATCCTGATGGAGCTTAAGTATATTCTCATCCTGTAGGGACAGCCTGAACTTAATAGAGCCGGTTATGTTAGCGGTAGATGCATCGCTGAATCTAACGCTGATAGGCTCTTTATTGAAGTCGTAAGTGTCAGATATCTTATAAGTATGGATATCTGCGAATGATTGCATAAAGAACCCAGGGGTTTTTATAACATCCATTTTACCACTTACTGCGGCCTGCTTTACCTTATAGTAGCCTGCATCGTTATTCTCTACGATGTAGGAGGATAGGGTAAGGGCTACGATTATCATAACCGCAACCATTATATATCCTAAGTGCTTAAGTTTAAATCCGTCTTCCATTGTTTTCTCCTTTGTTGTTGTTTAAAGTTATTTAATTAAAGTAAGCTGCCAATCCCCACCGAAAACGCTATCAAACATTGCTTTATACCTATTACGGGTTTCTGCGTTGTTTATGGAACATTTTATATTCCAGTTGGCGAAATCAATTGATTCGATTGTAGCTGTAGTAAAAGGATAACCCCTTGCCCCAAGGTATTTCCTTATTTGTAGTAGGTTACCAAACTCAGGTGAGCCAGTAACGTTACCCGTAGACTTTGGAAGCCGCCCCCCCCCACGATTTTGTTCCAGTACTTTAACGCGAGTCTTAAGATTCTCTATCTCAAACCTCATTTCTTCGGCAAGTGTAGAGTGCTTTGGTGCTTTATTATCCATAGTAGTTTCCTCCTTATTCATTCCAAAAATATTACCTTTCATTTTAGACCTCTTAGTTGTTGTTAATAATCCCCAAAACTCGTTCACCCATCATTTCCCTATAGTTAAATTCAGAGTGGATATCTTTTATGTTTATAACTTCCTGTGAGAAGTTAAGTGGTTTACCGTTCCATATATAAACCCATTTAGGTATGACCATTTCCCCACGCAGGAAGAGGATACCTTTGTTGGTTAGCATCCACATACCAGAGGTCTTTGTGGTGCTGTTTGTGTTCTCGTATCTTTTTATCAGACCCCAGTACTCAGCAATGCCAAAGTCCTTTCCTGATGTGGTTTCGGTATTGAATTTAAGGGAGTGGATGTAGTGATCATCACCGCCGGCATTATAAAGGCTTAGTAGTTGTTTTATAATGGTCTTGTGTAAGGTGCGTTTATATATCTTTGCATAGCGGTGGCAACATGGACAGGTAGCCTCGGTATCCTTATTCAATTCTGCAAAGAACTGATTCTGTATCTCAGACAATGTATTTTGCATATCTCTATTCCTTGAAAAATAATTACCTTTAAACATTCTTCCCTCTTTTCAGATATTCGCTTAATTCGAAGATCAATGAAAAGACGTTCTTTTTAAGCTTGCCATCTGGTATGTTCTTGTAAGAGGCTACCATGAACTTTTCCTCTATCTCCTGCTCAAAGTCCTTTATCTTACCTTCCTTGAAGAAGTCAGTGATACGACAATCCAGTATCAGGGACATCTGGTATAAGGTTGGGGAGGATAGTTTATTATTCCCATTCTCATACTTGGCTATCTGCTGTGGGGTGATAGGAGGGGTAAGAGCCTTTGCTAGGTCCTCTTGGGACATATTGGAGGCATCCCTCATCCTGCGGAGGTTTCCCCCTATCAGCTGGTTTATTTCCTTGAGGGTCATTGTCATTTGCCCTCTCCTACTAGAGCTTCTACCTCTTTAACTAGGTCGGCTCTATCGGTTAATTCTAATGCCTTTAAGAAACCTTCATTTTCATTACTCAAGTCTATTCTGCCTTGTAGTGACTTCCTTATCTTCATCATGGAAATAAAATGGTTGTAGGCTTCATCTATGTTTTTAAAATTCTTCTCTATAAGTTTTCCTTTACTAACTATTCCGAAGTTATTCCATTCTTTATAAGTATCTCCTGGGAACGGCACCTCTTGCTCTGGCGTTTGAGTTATGATGGTTGGCTTATCAACCTGCACCGATATTATTTCACCCACCATTGGATTTGGGACCACTACCTTAATTAGGTTGTCTTCTGGATCAAGCACCATCTCAACGGACTCTTTGCTAAGAAGTTTTTCTCTCACCGGATCTGGTTTAGGTTCAGTAGGGGTAACATTGATCGCTTCCTTACCATCCATTATCCTCATGCCTTCATCTTCATCATAGATACCGGCAAAGCCAAATGCTATACGAGCGCATTGGATAAGAGCTTTATGTCGTAAGAAGCGTTTAGTATGGGTTTTCCAAGGGTTCTCATAATCAGAGTCTTTGTAGCACTCATCGAGATATTCTCTGATAGCGGTAGGTTTAGCCCTGTCTTTCCTGTATATCTTGCATTCTATCCAGTCTGGGCATTTAAATCTTGGATTAAGGGAACTCTGTTCTTCTGCATAAGTAAACTCTAGTCCATCATAATTAGGGTGGGAGTTTATTATGTTAGCCCAACCATCTACACTGACTATTGGAACTATACTTCCATCCTTTGCTGGGAAGGCATATATCTCCTTCAGGAAGGGGTTAAGGTTATATTGTTTGGCCACTATCATGAGAGCTACTATCTGCTCACGGGTAGGGGTAATGTAGACATCTTTACCCTTCTTAACTGGTTTGAATGCGGTTTTAACAAGGGTATCATACAGGGTTTTAGAATCTAATTCTTGTATGTTCCATTGCTTAGCTACGGCGGCTATAAGCCCCATGTTATCTGATGCAGTAGGGGTAATAGGTAAAGGGTTATTCATCTTCTTCCTCGCTGTTAGTGGTAATAAAAAATTCATATTTTAGGAACTGGGCAACTACTTTATCATTCCGGTATAGTATCAAAGATGGGTTTTCGTATTCATCTATGAAGGTGATTCCATAATCTGCATCCACCTTGTAAACTATTCCAGCGGTGTCTTTTATTAAGTATGTGTCTGTTTTGCGCTTCATAATCTGTTCATACCTCTTTCTTTTGCCCTACGCTTCATGTGGTAAAGGCTTATTGTTCTCTTGATACCTGTGGTAGCAGGCCAAGTATCGGTGCCGTATTTGGTAATATATTCAGCATAGGTATCTATTGCATTGCGGATATCAATACGGGCATTCTCCTGAACTTCGTGATCAATATCGAATTCATCAAAAATATTAGGAACTATGCTGCGTTGGAAAATGAAGCGGAAGCCCATCATATCTTCCTCGGTGAATTTCTTTAACCATTTGGGGTCAACATCCCCCACAACCTTAAAGGATTTATCCTTGCTCCTTAGTGAGGCTTTGGCAACCGTTACCCCTTGGTAATATAGTTGTTCTTGTATGTCATAGGCATAATCTGATAGTGCATATCCGATATCGCTGGTAGCTAAAGATCTGGTAGTTTTATAATCAGGCGCACAGAAGGTTTGTAGGTAATCAATCCTAACCTTTAGCATGATACCAGTCTCTTCATCTCTCCAGAAGATTGATACCTCGGCATATCCGCCAGTGAATAGGGCGTTAGCGTACTCATCTGTACGCAGCAGGTTTATGGCTGTCTCTACTTTATTGAAATCAGCTAGGTTAATAGGGGTTTTCCCATCTCCCTTGATCCATCTATCACGACCTACTACTCTAAACTTCTCTTCAAACAGCTTAGGCTCAAGAAGGAACTTATGGCAATAATCCCCAAACTGCATCTCTTTACTTTTCTTCTTCTTTCTGTTGGGATTCAGATTAGAGTTCTCCCAATAGTCCCTAGGGGAAAGAAGGATATTCTTCATATCCGACCTGCTCAGGGCAGGATCGTTCTGATACTGTTCCTCTGGTAGGCCGAAGTAGATGCCTGGCTGTAAGCCTTGTGGTTGCATTATTTACCTTCTTGGTTTAGGTGGTTCTTATAAAAATCATAGTTAAAACTTAAGAACTTTTTAGCGTTGGTAATCTTTTGCCAAACCAATTCTTGGGTGGTTTTTTTAAGCTTAGGATTATCCGTTAACAGTTGCACCACACAAGTCTCAATATTACCCTTAGCTTGTTGAAGTTCGGATATGTGCTGCTCTAGTCCTTTGGAAGCATACTCCGTAACATAGGGAGCCACCGCTGGGTTTTCTTTTATATAGTCCTCGACAAGATGTAGCCATTGCAGTTGTGACATGGTAAGATTAGCCATATTATTCTCCCATATCTGCATTAGTAGGATACTGCCCAGCATTAGAGCAATCACGATACTGCTCTTTAATTCTGGATATTTCCTTTTTCAGCTCTTTAACATTATATGTATAAGCCATCCCTGCTCCAAAACTAATAACAAGAGCTACAACCACCGCCGCCATGCCTTGTCTTTTGATTATTACCTTCTGTGATTTAAGAGTAAGGAGGGTATCCCTGTGCTCCTTTTGAAGCTTTTCATACTGGTCCCACAATTTACCTATGCCAGCTATGAATTCAAACCTCTGAAGGTTCCTGAATGGTTTTTTGAACCAGGTTTCAAATTGATCTATGTGTCCGTTGTTCATATTAATACCTATGTTGTGGTAGATTTAAGTTGCTGATGTATTGCTGAACTAGATTACTAAGCTGATACCCTTGATTTTGTAGGATCCCTATTAGTAGGGAGGATACCATTTTAGGCATATCGTCTGTAAATGCCTTTGTGATAACCTTCTTTATTTCTTCTTCCTGCTCTTTAACAATTTTCTGTACGGCTTCATTAACGCTTTTTTGAAGTTTCTCCTTAACTTCTTTATCAAACCAACTCTCTTCGCGCCCATGCTCACGACCATAGGTGTCCCTTTCTCTTTCGCGGTTAAAGAATATATCGTTGGTCGCTTTCTCTACTAGTTTGCTAAGTACTTCGTCAGGCATAAGGTCGCCCATGTCCTTCCGTAACTTATCTTTGATTTTATCTTCGAATTGTTGTTGTACTGTTAGTTCAGTCATATTATCTCCCTCTTTTTTTATTTTATCATAAGTTGGATTTTTTACTTGATTCCAAACTATGAGTTGAGTATATATCATATAATAAATTTTATTGTCAACATAGAAAAATAATATATTTTATTATTTCTACAATTGTGATTAAACTGTGACAATGATAAGGAAAGGATATGACTGAGACTAAACAAAAGACCACTGTGGATTATATACTTGAAACGAGTGAGGAGTTCATTAAGGTTAATCAAGCTAAGTATCCAAAGCTTACGGAAGCAAGATTTGGATGGTTGGTTTTAAAAGACTCAAACCTTTTACCGAGGTTGAGACGTGGTGGTGACATCACGACACGGAAGCTTGACGCTTTTGTCAAGTTTATTAAAAACCCCAACTCAATAGGAGAGTTACATGACGAAGAAAAGTAATCACGCATCAAACGACCTGGTTAACCACCAACAAGAAGTAGCACAACGCAAACTGAAAGGTGAACTCAATATAGCCCTTAAGCATATATATGACGAACACATGAAGCTTGATGAGGAAATAAGAGAGATCAATGCTCAGAAGCGTGATATCCGCGCAAGAGCAAGAGAAGAACACCACATCTCTTCTAAAGTGTTCATGGATGTTGTTAAGAGACTTAAGATGGATACTGATGTTCGTACACAGTATGAACTGGATCTACAGGACTGCTTAGAACAAATCGGGTTCTCGGTATCTTATGGTCTTAGCACTTCCAAACAATCTGATGGTGCTAATAAAGCCAAAGAAAAAGTAGCAGCCCTTAAAGGTTAATTATATGAATAACCACGCCACACTAGCACTGGACTTAGGAAGGAACCTTGGCTGGGCTTTATGCGTTGACGGTAAGATAACGCATAGTGGCGTGGAAGTACTACATAAAGACGGTATGCCTCCTGGGTATGCCTATGCTAACTTCGATAACTTCCTTACTGGTTTCCACCAAGTTGACGAAGTATTCTATGAAAATATTACATTCTTTAAAAGCCGGTATCAGATGAAACTATGGCATGGGTTTCTTTCCCACCTAGAAAAATATTGTTTTGTTACCGGCATCAAGTTCCACGGCATTGCAGTTCCTACATGGAAGAAGGCTTTAACCACCAGCGGGAGATCGGATAAGGTACAGGTATGTGATTATCTGAGAGAGAAAGGCTGGGGAAGAGGTGTTGCCGGCACAGATCAGTATAACGATGAAGCTGATGCATGTGGTATCATCATTGCCATAATGAGAGGCCGTGATGTTGAAGTTGAATTCGCCTACGATTAATGTTATAATCTAGTCAGGTGTCCCTCTTTGTTGTTGTTACTTAGCTTGGCTTGGCCAAGGACACTAGTATCCGATAGCTGAAAAAATACCTATTCCCTTGGTGTAGCTATCGGATACATAAATTCCTAAAATCTTTTTTATCCTTGTAACATTTTTACATCTTTACACTGTTTCTTTATAGGTTATTTATATTGAAGCAGGGTGCTTAGCATTCTGTAGCTGGGTAGATGTCCTTGAAGCGTTTATCCAGCTTTAACAATGCTTCAAGAACCTTTCAAGGAGGTTTGTATGGCTGATCTTTATAACTGTCACTGGGTTTCTACTGATTTTAAACTACCTCGTCCCTTTTCCACTATTCTTGGATATTTTACAAAATATTCTGAGGAAAAGGATGAGGTTTTGTGGAAAGTGGCTAAGGTTAAGTATATCCACGGAGAACCTTTTTTTGTAGATGGTGATGATTTAAGGGGATATCTTTTTGAAGCTTGGACCTCTGTCGACCATTTAAGAGATGAGGGTTGATGGTATATGGCTTCAGGTTGGATTAAATTACACAGGAAGTTTACTAGTTGGGGATGGTATTCGGATAGCAATACGAAAGCAGTATTTCTGCATCTACTTCTTACAGCAAATTATGAAGAAGCTCAGTGGAAGGGTATAACCTTACATCCAGGGCAGACAATAGTTGGAAGGGATAGTCTCTCTCAGAAATTAGGGATTCCGCCACAGTCAATTCGCACTTCGCTTAAGAGGCTAAAATCAACCAATGAAATAACCATCGAACCAACCAGCAACTATTCTATCATAACCATTGTAAAGTGGGAAGAATATCAGCTAGAGGAGTTCCAATCAACCAGTCAATCAACCAGTCAGCCAACCAACAATCAACCAGCTGCTAACCAACAACTAACCACACTTAAAGAAGTAAAGAAAGAAAGAAGTAAAGAAAGAAAGAATGCCCTTTCTTTTGACGAAATAAAACTTTTCGATGAATTCTGGCATAAATATCCTTGGAGAATTACAGACTCAGGCAAAAAAACAAAAGGTAGTAGAGGCACCGCAGAACAAAATTGGTTGAGAGTTAACCCAGAGATAAGACACCTGCTTCCACTTGCTGCCCAAAATTATTCAGTAGTGATGGCAAAAGATGCTAAATGGGTAAAAGATGCTCATCGCTGGATAAAAGACGAACAATACGAAACTTATATTAACCCCCAACCGAGGAAACAGTATGGAAAACCTACCGCAGAAGCACACTATGAAGCAACTGGTGATGATGCCAGACGCAGATACGCCGCTGGTGAAACGCAAGGATAGAATAGATCAAGCCGAAAAGATAAGAGTTCTTTTGTTGAAATGCTGGCAAACTCAAAACTTAATGGGCCGCAATCCAGCAGAATTTAAAACTTGGTTCAATATTTTTCTAGAGGAGCTTGAAGATCTCCCGCCAATTGATGTTTGTGAAGCATTAAGATCCCTCCTGAAAAACCAAAGTGAGTTAGTTACGCTTGCGGATGTGAGGATAGAATCCAACAAGATAGGCACCAAGCGCAATGACCAACTTCCAGACATCGGCAAAATGACTGATGAAGAGTTTTGGGATCTAGCAAGTAGGGGGGAGTTATGAGAAATAACAACCATGCAAAAGGTGTCCACGATATCGCCATTGAGCAAATAGTCCTTGGTTGGATACTAGGTAGCGGCGGAGAGAGAATACATCGTGTAATGCGATTAGAACCCCAAGATTTCTATGAACCACTTCATGGATTATTGTTTGGCTTGATGAAAACTATGGCTTTAAAGGGCGAGGAAACCACTCCAGTTACGCTGAATCCTTATCTTATAGGTAATCCTACTTATGAAACTATGGGAGAAGGGAAGTACCTTATTCAACTTGTCACAGCATCAGCTGGGGTATTGAATATTAACACCTATGTGGATATCTTGCGGGATCTTAAACACCGTAGGCAGGTTAGTGAGTTCTTGGATAAGTACCAGGGGAACATCAATCTGAATACCGACCTTGAGGAATTAAAGAAAACCTTTGAGGAGATGGTCCACCAACCTTCCTTGGATTATGAGTTGGTAAAAGAAAGTGATTTAGTATCTGAGATATGCCTAGACCTATTAAAAGATCTCCCATGCTTCTCTACAGGCTTTAACCGCTTTGATAAGGCTATGGGTGGTGGTTGGTATACACAGAAGTTATACGTGTTTGGTGCACCACAGAAGGCTGGTAAGACGGTGATGTTTGGGACCTTCTCTAAGTTCCTATCTGAACAAGGTGTGCCTCATGCATACTATGCCCTTGAGATGAACCCAAAGGAGATACTACACCGTACTATTGCGAGGGTTATTGGCAAGAATGCTATGGCCTTCCTGAATCCGAATATCAGAAAGAGTGATGAGTTCCAAGCTGAGGTAGGAAGTTATGCCGCTACCTTTAAAGGCTCAGCCTGGTGGTGTAAGGCTCCTTCCATTCCGTTTGATGCTCTTAAAAGCTCCATCATCTACAATGTGAGAAAATACAAGCTTAAAGGCATATTCATTGATTACCTGCAGCTTATCACAGGTATGAATAAAGGTGAAAGCAGGGTTGAGTTTCAGGATAGGATTGCCCAGTGGTTAGGTGAGATAGCCAGAAGGGAAGACATCTTCGTAGCCTGCCTTGTACAGCTTAATAAAGAAGGTTCTGTACGCGGTGGTGAGGGTGTTAAGAATGCGGTAGATCAGCTTTATATTATGCATAAGAAAGCAGGATTAATAAAGGATGATAAGATGCGCTGGTTCTCCTGTGATGAAAGCCGGTATACTCCCAAAGCAAGATTAGGTGATGAATTCGCACCTACCTTTAAGATAGATACGAAGACTGGCCCATCCCTTGTGGAACTGGACCCAGAGTTTAATGACGATGAAACAGATGAGGATTGATATGACTGAATTTAATAAAAAAAGATTAATGGAAAGCCCTGACTACCCCAAGGTTCAGGATATACTCGAACTTCTGATAGAATGTAGGGACGCTTTACCAGCAATCTCAATGACCGCTGCTAGGTTACATTACATTAGTCTAACCTTGGGCGACAGGATTGATGAATGCCTAGAGCCTTGGGCAACTACCGAAAGCGATCCAGAAGGAGAGTGATATGGGAAAAGTGATAGATTTTAAGAGCAAAAAAATACTACATGAGTCTAAGACAAAGATCCAAGCAAAGGCAAAGAAATGGTTCTTTAGTAAAAAAGGAAAGATAGTTCTTAGTGAAACCCATGATGACGGCACTAGAACCTATGAATGTGCCGCAAGATATGAATCCGCAGGTTTGTGGACAGCAAAGAAATCTGGGTATAGTAGTACTTTTGTTCTTCTTCATGGCGGCAAGACAAACTTTTCAAACTGTAGCTGGATACCTTTGACAAAAAACATTACTGAATATTATAACTCTAACGATAAGGATTGATATGAAACTAGAACTATCTAAAAAATGGTATGAAAAAATGATTGAAATGGATGAGGGCGACTGTACTGCGGGGAATCCTAAATATTTTGAAGAGGAACAAGTTATGATAGAAGAAAAAGAACTAATGGAAGAACGCGATATCAACTGGGCATTACACCGTACTTATTCAGACGGTTCTCAGGAGATATTCAGCAAGAAGAAGAATAAAGTAATAGCCACAAGAGATCATCTTGGTGGTTGGGATGTAGACCTGTAAAATAAATTTAGTTGCACCAATCCGAAATATATTTTACTTTGGTGGATAAATTTAAAGGTGTATATGACAATTCCCACAATAGGTGCTTCCCAGAGAAAACCCCACGATAAGCCTCTTCCAGAGAGGGCTAAGATATACTTCAAATGGGATCCTTGCCACCAAGACTGTCATGTATGCAAACCAGATGAACACACCACCCTCACAGTTGCTTGGTGGGATGGTAAGGGATGGCTACCATACTATAACCAGAAATTCGAATGTATGAAGTTCTTTAACTCTTTGCTTGAGGCTAAGATGCAAGTACAGGGGCAGTATATATCGCAACTAACACGCAAGATGAGTCAAGAGAAGGTAGTTTACCGGCCTTTTAAAAAGCCATAATTATTTGTTTTGGTATATCTGGGTTTGTATGTTTTCCTCAGATATACCTCATCAACTAATTATCCCAAGGTATCTATGACCATATACGTAGATGAACCCCTTCTAGACTGGAGAGGTAAATGCTGGTCCCACATGGTAGCAGATACCCAACTAGAGCTACATGCCTTCGCCGAGCAGCTAGGACTTAAGCGTAAATGGTTCCAAGCTCACAAGACCCACCCCCATTACGACATAACGAAAAGTAAGTTCAGACTGGCCAAATCCCTAGGTGCTAAGGTAGTCACTACCCAGGTTTTGTTAAAAATATCACACAAGATGAAATAATAAAATAAAATATATTTCTGACTTGCGTGATTCAGAAATATATTTTAAGGATAATAGAACTAAGGTGATTTTAACAACAAAACTGGATGGTAATAATATGAACTTAGAGGAACTAGATGAGCTTATAAAGTCAATTCCTGCGGATGATATGGAAATGATTAATTTTTATAAGCAGAAAAGAATAGAGCTTGTAGCCGATATATCTAAAGAAGTGCAAGCGATTTTAAATAACCCACAAATATAGGTAACAATATGGAAAAATGGTTAACAGATAATAGAGGAAACAAATGCTCTATAGAGTATTTTGGTAGTGAAGAGAAGGCACAGAAAGCTTTAGATAGTTTAATAAATTGCGATAATTGTACTAACTGCTCAGACTGCTCACGCTGCTCAGACTGCTCACGCTGCTCAGACTGCTCAGGCTGCTCAGGCTGCTCAGACTGCTCACGCTGCTCAGGCTGCTCAGACTGCTCAG